TCAGCTAATCACCTCACCATATTGATTATCACTTACAAGATTTACTCCTAATACGTCATCAAAATGTTTTTCTTGATTTGGTACATATCGTCCGAATTTACAAATGATATTTTTAAATGCTTTTAGATTTTCAATTTTATCTTGAATCTCATTTGGATAATAGCCCGTATAAATTACGAAAACATCATTTACCTTTTTATCACGAAAATACTTAATTAAGTTATAAACATCTTCAAATTGCATCATTGGTTCAAGCCCACCAATAACAATAGCTTCTGAAATAGGATTTGAGATATACCTATTAAATATTTCATCAATAGGTATATCAATATCCTTTTGTTTAGCTAAGTCACTATTTTGGCAAACTGTAACTGGAATATTTGCTTCAATACAGCACTTCCAGTTACAAGTGCCAATAGAGATGAACATACAGGGCAACTTGAAGTTTACGAAATCTTCATCGACTAAGCCCTTAATTTTCATTTATTCTCCCATACCGTTGCTGGTATTTTCCCATTTACGCATACAATACTCTTTCTTACGAGCATTAGTCCATGTATTAATGGGTGTATAAAAACCAACTACTCTCGTATATTCTGTTGCAATAGGTTTACCACAAACAGGGCAAGTTGTTCCATAAAAAGCGTGATTATCTTCGCAGGCTTGAATTTTAGTATTAAATGCAAAATAGGTAACACCTGCATCAGCTATGTAACAAGTCATTTTATAAGCTTTATCAAAGCTATCAAAAGGACTGTCTATATTTGCGTGAAGAATTGAACCACCATTACAGAACCTATCAAACATTGCCTGAATACGAATACGTTCTTTCAATGTAGTTTTAATTCCCAGAGGAATAAACTGATTACCATAAAGAGGAAGGTCGTAAATATTTGCTTCGGGGTAGAAAAATTTATCCTTATTCATAAGTTTCGATGCTGCACTTTCACCTGGTATCTGTTCAGTGTTTATCATATAATCACAATGATTGTCAGCAATGAATTTATCAGCAACTTCTCTCATTGTATCGAATATCTGTTTGCCAAAAGTTGAAGCCTTATCAGTATAATATACATTTCCAAACTCATCTGTGGTAGTACAGCCAAACTTTTTCATTGTTTCATATATACCAATAAATCCGATTGTATTGTACAAATGCTCAAAGTCAACAAGCTGATAAGAGAAATTGGGAAGCAAACCTTTTTCAACATTTCTTTTAATAATATTTCTAACAATATCCAAAGCTCTAATGTTAGACAATGTCCTAACCTTGAGTTCTTCAAGATATTCTTCCTTGGTGTTTGTATCAAGTGCCAGACGAGCAAGATTAATTGTTGATACCTTAACAGAACCAACCTTTAAAGCTGTACCACCCACTGAATTAAAATAGCCAAGGTCACGAATATCAGATTTAAGTCTACAGCAATTAGAAAGACTTGAAACATTATCGTCAATAAAGAGATTGCTATCTGACCATTTCATATTGTGCTTAATTGCCCACTTGGCAAAATCCTCATCTTCAAATTGACCATTCTTACGAAGAAGTGAGATTGTGCTTACCGGAAACGTAAACATATTTTCAGAACGTATGTCAGACATAACTTCCATATAAAGTTTTTGAAAATCAATAATTTCATCTTCAAAATCAATCATATATGTACCATCTGGGAAAGTGCTTCCTCCAAAAAGTGCTTCAAAATACGGTCTATCAAATACGGAGGTATTGGTAAATGCTGACTGCTGCCCATCACGCACGCAAGGTTGATTCACGGCGTAAATAAATCTCTGAAATGCCTGTTCAGCATATTTCTTTTCAGAATGAGATGTCCTTACTCCCATATAGTCATTTTCAATATCTTTATGCCAAAAATAAAACATATAAGGAATAAGATTAGGAAGTCCACAAGCACCAGAACTTCTATTGCTTGCAAAGTTTATGTATTCTTTGACAAAATCAACAAATGTTACAAGATGTTTGGGTGACTTTGGATTAAAATTATCACTTAGAAAAAACAAACCCTTTTCAGCAACATCTTTGAGGTCGTACGCAAAACAGTTATGAGTTAGTACGTTATTATCAAGTGTAAATGACTGAGTGTCATATGCTACAGCACAATATACATCATCAATAACTCCTGTATTTTTAACTGATTTTACGATCCAGTTTCTATTCTTCTTGTCTTTTTTGTTTGTGTATTTAAAAAACCTCTGTTTGTGAATAGGGAGAATAAAGAAATCTTCCTTAAGGTATTCTGAAGAAAGGGTTAATGTATAAATATTTGACATTTCATTCGTAAGGTTGCTAATCCTATTCTGAATCCTTATCTGATTTACTGGCATACCCAAAACACATAATACATTTCTTACAAATTCAAGATTTTCTTTTTTACTTGATGAGATAGTACATCTGCCCTCAGTGTCTACACAGCCGTCAGCAGCAAAATATCCCGAAAGCCATCCATAAAGATAACTTGGTGTCTCATAAAGACTCGGAAGTTCATTGAATGACATTGGCATTCCAAGTGTAGTATATTCTGATTCAGTACCAGTTACATTGCTTGGAGTGAAATAAGGAAGTAGTGCAATCTTATCGCCACAGAAATTTGCTCTTGGTCTTTCATAACTTTTATATCCGTCACCAGTAAAAAATCCGTGTGCGACACCAAATGGAGACGGATTAACCTGAGACCATACCTTGCTTGTGTTAAAAGGAATTTTCATTCCTGGTTCAAGATTTTCTGTGTTTATTTCAACTCTGCCTTTGTCTCCCTTAACAAACCATATATGATTTCCTGTAGTATAGATTTCTTTTTCGTTTCCATATCTTTCAAGAGTAAGTTTATATAAAATATCCTTTCCGAAAGATTTTACTGTCGCACTTTCCCAGCCATGATTCTTATTAAGGACTTTAAAATCTTTACCCACCATTTCTTTAAGTGTTTTAATTCCTTCATCGGTTAAAAATGTGGTATCACCTCTGAAACAATAATGTTTAAATGTACTGGTATCTCCATCGTGCATATAAAGTTGACCTATCCATTCACGCCATAACCAGTCATTTGCTGCCTTAAATCCATATTTCTTCTGATATTCATAATGTATTTTATTATAAGCGAGAAGCTTTCTATGAGGTTTGGGCATCTCAGTAAGGAGCGTTACTATATCCTTTCTCCTTACATTACTATTTCCATCAATACTTGAATCTGCAACCGTAGTTTCATCAATAAAATTATCAATAAAATCGGTATATGAAAGCTGTGCATCATCAAAGCCATTTAGCCTTGCAATATATGTACCATATTCACCTTGAAGTTTATTATATTGTGTTGTAAAATTTTTATCTAATCTAATGTTTATTTCCATTTTATCACTCCCTGCTATTTATCCAATTATTAGCTTCCTTAAATTCCATTCTTACATCATCAACTTCAAGAATAGGAACGTTTGTTATTCCCATTTTAATCATCTTATCAACATCATTAAATACCGAATATTCGATATTTTTAGCATTAAGTTTATTGATAAGTACCTTGCATTTAGGACAACCTGTAGAATATATAACTATCATTTAATCACCCTTTCAATCTCAGACCAGTCTTTACATCTGCATACAGAATGTTCTTCATCATCATGATTTCTATTCCAAGGATAGTCAAGTACAATCTTACTGTATTTACCACCTATGAGATTATCATAACAATCATCAATAAGAACATCTATTTCACTGAGCAGCTGTTTCTTCTGAATACAAATAAGTCTCTTGCGAATATTCAGAAATGGAAGTATTCTCTGCAACCAATTAGCCTTTTTAAGCATATTTGCAGGCTCGGTAGATGTTACAATATAAATTGTATGACCTAAATCGTTCCACTTTTTAAGCACATCTACACAGCCGTCAATTACAGAAATTCCTTTCCATACTCTTTTATCAGTGAAAAGCTTATAGAAATTATCTTTACACTCAGGCTTAACAAAGTTTTCGATGTAGTAATCAGTAATATCATCTGGTGTAAGATTGTCATTATAGTCTTCGTTATAGACTTTAAGAACGCTCTCGGTGAGATTGTTTAGGACATTATCACAGTCAACACCTATAATCACTTTATCACGTCCTTTATATTTATCACGTCCTTTATATTTATCACGTCCTTTATAAAGTCTATCGTGTTATTTCTAAGGTCATCAAGAGAACCTGTGTTCTGAACAATATAATCATACTCATAATTCTCTGCTACTGCCTTGTCTGCCGAATTATCGGCTGTAATTGTCTTATTGGATTTAACAAATACTGTCTTTGCATTAAGTGCCTGTTTCAGACGTTCAATCTTCTTAGGTTCTCTGCAATCAATGAACAGCCAATCTCCTTCCAGCCAGTTCTGATGAAAGTTATCAGCGATATTAAGACAATCCTTAAAAGGAATATCATTATACTCTTCAAGAGCATTATTTACATCACAAAGGAGTTTTCTAAGTTTATTTGACTTGTCCTTAATGTTAATGCCCTTACTTTCAAGCATATCACTTGTAAAGTCCACATAAGAGTAATGAACAACATCAATACCGTATTCATTTATGTATTTTACAAACGTATCTTTGCCAGATGTATGTACACCATTAAGAATAAATATTCTTTTACTCAATCATTATCATCTCCTCTAATCTTTTATGTTTACCACAACTCTTATTTTCAGGACAGAATGAAATCTTGTTAATTTCACATTTAGGAACGCAATAAGGCACAAGTTCAGGGCAAACCTCAATTACACATTGCTTCATTTCCTGTGCGAGTTCTCTTATTTCCCACTGCGCTCGTGTACAAAGTCTTTCATTAAAGAAGTGCATTAGATTTCTAAAATCAAAAGAACAGTCAATAACTGTACAACAAGCATTAGGTAATATCATTCTTGCATCTTCAGCAGGCACACCCATTGAAATCAGATCGTTATAAGATGTTTGAATACGTCCTATGATATTTTCATAAATGGTATCTGCTGATTTATTATTGGCAATAGTATTAGGGGTTACATATTTAAAGCCATCTTCAATACAATATCTTTGACTTCTTACTTCAAATTTTCCTGTCCTGTGACGTGTTATCTGTGCAAGTAAAGCTCTTGAAACACCCTCAATGTGGAAATGAAACTGAGCAAATTCCATTACTGACAGATGTCCTGAATTATAGCACTGTTTCACAATCTTACCTGTGGACGAGGGCTTACTGTTATAGCAGTTACCAGCAGCAGATTCCATTGCAAGAATAGGCTCATTTGTGTATCTTACAAGTTCTACTTTCAATCCTCAACCCTCCACTTATCAAACTGACTAAGTATCTTACTCATTACTTCACTGCTCTTATCTGACTTAATTTCCACTTCTACAGGTTCACTCAGATTAAGAGAAAGAATACCCATAAGAGACTTACCGTCCGTAATAAACTTGCCGTGCTGAACACTTATGTCTGTACCTTTAGGACAGCTACTTGCTACTCTGACAAATTCTTCTACATCTTTAACAGTTACAAGATTTGCTGAAAAAACAGCCACGCTCATATTTATACTTTCAATTTTATCGCTCATTTTATCACTTCCTTTCAATTTAACAGCGGATCAAAATATCTTGTCTTACGTTTATCAAGAATACTCATGTAATATTTGGTTTCCTCATTAGTTGCCTTATGTACTTTAGTAGGTGCTTCTGAGTTAATTAGCTCATACTCCTTAGTCATCTTATTCATATAATGTATAAAATGCTTTAAACACCTCGCATTTCTATCCCACTGTGCTTCGGTCATTCTTCTGTTTCAATCCTTTCTATAGATTTTATATTTCCCTTTAAATAATTAAAATAGCTTACTGTTCCTAATCTTCTCGGCACTTTAGGTAAAACGTCCGTGTCAACTATAAATTCAAGCACGTTACCACTAAAGAAGATGCCGTTTTCATCATAAATAGGTGTGTACTGATTAAAGTAATCTGTGTGTATATCCTGCTTAATATCCCCTATTATGACTGTTATCTCGTTATCTGTATCAAGAGTTATCTTAAATCTGTCCCCAACATTTTTAGCATAATATGTTCCCATTGCAACTATGTAATCATCACCTATTCTGCGAAAACCGTCTTCATCAGTCCAAGCAAACTGTTGAAGTTCATACTGAGCAGAAGTTTTATCAGTAATACAACGGTAATCCATATAGGTTTTAAACTCAGTATTGCAAGTTGGAATATTTAATGTTTCTATTGGTATCTCCATAGGGACTTCATAATATGTATTAGTAATGTTGCTTGATTTAGCAAGATTTTCAGCAGTGTATGTTATGCTTGAATTTTTGCCTTTCATATTATTATTCACTTCTATTTGATTTAAAGCAGAAGTTAAAGAATAAAAACCAGTTGCCTGAACGATAATACTTAAAGCCATAAAACCTGTCAGGGTGGACGTACCCTTTGTTTTTCTCTCATTATACATTATTCACGTTTCCTTTCAATAGTTATAGTCATTTATATCATCTATGTATGCATCAACATCAACTTTTGGAACACTTTCTTTAAGACAGTCTTCACAAATCTGCTGTCCCTCGTATTCAAAAAGGTTATCTACCTCATATCCACATTCGTCACAATATAGATGTGGGACGTTTCTGTTTACACAAGCATCACCGAAACAAGGTTGTCCACAATCACAACAATCATTTTCAAGCTTTATCATTCTATTTTATCACCTCCTTAATTGTGATACTATTATTATACCACTTTGAGAATTTCTGTCAAGTAATTTTTAATGCGTTTTTATTATTTACTTATAATTTAACAAAAGAAAAATTTTATTGTACTTTGGATTTTCTAAAACGTAGCATCTATGCAGATTTTAGAAATTGGTATTTTTATGTATAAAGAGCTTTTCAGTATCTCTACTTTTGTCTGTGCTTTTAATAGACCTACTTACTGATTTTTCCCAAATACATTCAAAATCATTGGGAGCATTAAGTTCAGAAATAATTACAATATTATTCTTAGACCATATTCGCATATAATTCCAAAACTCACTATAATCAAAATTCAATGAATTTGCATATTGCTTTTGATTTTCATAAGGTGGGTCACAATAAATAAGTGAATTATTGGCTTCAAGATTTTTATAATCACCATTAATAAATATAATACTATCAAGGTTCTGAGATAATATATTATCTTTAGCTTCTCTGTAATAATCTCGGTATCTTTGATTACCGTTCTTTAACTTTTCATAACCAGACTTAGCATAACCGCCGTCAAAGAAACGTCCATTGTAACTGGCAAGAAACCCAATATTACCATATTCCCAATCAGCAAAAGCTTTATCTTTATTATTGAACGAAGTTCTCACTTTGTCGTACAATTCTTTTGGGACTTCATCATAAAGTTTTCCCTTCTTTTGAACTCTTTCCAATAAAGCTATCAGATAAGGGTTTATATCTGCCCCAATTCTATTCTCACATTTAATTTTGTCAATTACATTTGCACCACCCACAAAAGGTTCAATATAACTTATAATTCTATTATCATCTATGTATTTCTGAATTATTGGTACTATATCTTTTGCTATACGAGATTTACTACCCATATATTTCAATTATCAACATCTCCTACTTATCCATATTTTCAAGTCTATATTTAGCTACATCAGCCCAAGACCAATTTTCAAATTCTCCCTTACGGTCACAAATGTCATTATCCATACCGATATAATTTCTACTCTCAAGCTGGGCTGCTTTTAGAATACTACCTGACCCACAACAGAAATCAAGAATAGTTTGTTCCTCAAGCGTATAGGTCTTGATGAGATATTCAAGTAGCTCTACCGGCTTTTGAGTTGGATGTATTTGATTTTGTCTTCTCCATTTCTGTTGAAAATAAATTACTGTTTCAGGATATCGTTCTCCTTTATTAAAGGTTTCACTATCACTAACTACACCCAGTTTATGATTATTTGGTTTACTACCATCATTAGCTTTTCTATGACGATAATATGGTGTACCTTCAATCATAATAGGATAATATGCTGTTTTTTTGCCGTTTTTAGAAAAAACAGAAATTGTTTCGTGCTTCTGTTGCGGTCTATATTTACTTGTAAAAGCGCTTCCACATTTAGATTTATGCCATATCCAATCATATTTCCAGCCTTTAAGATTACTCAGTCTTAACTTGCTACTAAACGGCTCATTCCCGAATAAACAGATAGCTCTATTGTCTTTAATAATACGATTATACTGTTCCCACAAAGGCTCAAAAGGAATTACAGTATCCCACTTGCAAGCAGTCGTTCCATAAGGTAAGTCGCATAAAATCATATCTATCGACTTATCAGGTATATCTTTCATCAATTCAAGACAATCACCACACCAAAGTTCTATATCATTCAAATTAACACTTCCTTTCAATTTACAATAAAACGAGTCGTTTATATTATTACTTTATTACATCTCTTATATCTTGACCATCAATTTCATTACCGATGCTATCCCATCCTTTACAAGTAGTTCTTGCAAATAATTCTACCCTCGGAACATCACCGCAAGGCTCAACTATTTTGTCTCGAATATGTTCGGGCTTTTTACTATGAGACATTACCCTGTCTTCTACTAACTGTGTCATAAATATATTCCATTCATCATCTGTCATTTCTTCACGGACGATCTGATGAACACTCCTTGATAATCTATGAGGTTTACCCTTTGTGCCAAGTAAACATATTTCAGAATTAGCTCTTGTTCAATAACCACATCCCCAAAAATCAGTATCAGATTTTTTGTTTTTCTTTACCCAATTAAAAGCACAAGTTTTATATGTAAAGCCCAACGTTCCATTGTTTCTATACCTTCTTTAAGAAGCGGAAATGTGACCCAAAGGAACAAAATGCAATCATCTGCTGTAATATTTTGTACAGGTAAGTTGTAAATATCATTTATCTTCATTGTAGGATAATGATTTTCAGCCGATTTCTTTTTCTTACCCTTTTCAGAGTAAGTTTTAAACAGCCACGGAGGGTCGGCATAGACTATATTATATTTTCTTGTTATCATTTTTACTTCCTTTCGTCAAATACTGTTTTCATTGTATAATTTTGACTACATATAGTAATATTTTGAGTATAAAGTACTATATATAGTATCTTAAATTTCGTTAACCACTTCAAATTGAACTGAGCCATCAACATAATCATCTGCTTCAAGAACAATATCACTATCGTAATACTTATCCTTTACCTTTTGAATTGCCTCCTCTGAAGTTTCAGCTTCAATTTCAAGTCTACTTGTAAGTAACTCTGATACCTGTATTATATATTTCATTTTTATCCTTTTATATTATGTATTTATCCACCCGATAACAGGTGCGTTATTATAATTGCCTACTTCCCAGACAAACCAAGCGTAGCACTTTGCAGATGACATTCTTTTTTCTGTTCCATCTTTATTGTAAAGAGTATTACCGTCTTTATCTTTTGCACTGAAATCACCGTTCATTCCACAAAGTAGTCTGTTAGCAGCTACCCACACTCTTACAGGTGGTCTTGTCTTAAAAAGTCTTATTCTTTTATCACTTTCAAGGAATTGTATCGGAAGAAATAGTGCAAGTTTCTTACCGCTTTCAAGCAAGTCAAGCGAATGTTCCGTCCACTCTAATGCTGTTGAATAGGGTGGGTTAGTAACTATATTGTCAGCAAGAGATTTATTGCATTTGAAGAAATCAATATTACCTTCTCCATAACCTCTATCAACTAAATCCGTGCTTACAACATCATAGCCAGCTTTAATCATAGGCTCTGACAAATGACCCTCACCACAACAATTTTCCCAGATAGAGCCATTGAATTTTTCTACTTTCATTAGTTCTTCAACGGCTTTAGGTTCTGTTGCATAATAATCGTGTTCAGCTCTATCGTGGTCTGTATGATTGCTTGCACCAAGTGTAACGAATGTTGTTTTCTTATTACCTGTCCAATCTTTATTATTACTCAAATTTTAACATCTCCTTCTGTCAATGAAATTTTTGTTTTATTCCTTTACTTCACGCAGACCAGTATTTCAACATCGGTATCGGCAAATACTTCTTCGATGATTGCCTTCACTTTATCCCATTGTAAGCGGTCTAATCCACAACCGATTCTTGGCATTGCGAGTTTTACAGTTTCACCATGACGCATGATTTCCTCACACAAATATTCGGTATTTTCAAGAGCCATCCTCATCGTTTTATAGGTAGGCTTTTGCCAATATTTTTCTTTTGTAACGAGATTAAATTCAACGCCCCAATCTGTTGCGTTAGATACTAAGCAATCCCCTACTTCTACATCTTGATACTCTTTTTGAAGTTCCGCTTTAACTTCTCGTCTTGCAAACTCCTTAGCTATTCCTGCACCCATTGCAAGATCTGCGCTGATGCAGTGAACAAGAATGTAATCCGTTGGAACTGTAAATAAGTCTCGCTGTTCTTCTCTGATTATCATTTATGTGTTATCTCCTTTCCAGTTTCCGTTAGGACACTTTAATTTAAATTTTAATTGTATTTTAATATACATTTTCCAATATCTGTGTTATAATTAAATCATTGACAAATGAAAGGAAGATTGTAATGTCAACCGAAGCAGAAAAAGATATTAAAAAAATTAAAAGCAAACTAAAATCTTACATACCTAAAAATAAGAGCGATATGTTTCGATTAAGTTTATCTCTCTTTATAGTAGGAATGTTTTTTGGGATAATAGAAATATTGACAAAAGTAGATTCATTTGCTATAACCATTATTACGTCTATTTGTATGATATCTGCGATATTTTGTTTTCCATACGCTGACAAAACCAAAATTATGGACGGAATAGCAAATTTTTTATCTTATATGGGTTATACCTTTATTACTGCGCTCGCAACAATTTATTGGCTTGCTGATTTATCAAACGAAGAAATCACTATTTGGCTTTCCATCGTGACATCTATACTATTAGTTATCTTCTTCTACATAACGTTTTCTCCTTTATTTAAAGTAATTTCTATGATTGTCAATACAATTAAAACAAATGCTGCCAAAAATCACAATGGTAGCATTATCACTATGTTTAAGTGTTTTTTCACTGGTGCTGGTATAGTGACAGCCTTTTTAATTGCTTTACTTACTATCGCCAAAACTGCTCTTGAAATTTTTGAAATGATTCCAAAATCTTAATATAATTTTCAACTTTACAATAAAACTGTGATTTAGTTAATCATCGTTTTCATTTGAAACTCCACACATAATTAAGGAATATATCCCAATTTAACATCACTTGGTCATAGACATCAGCTTTAAGTTCTCCGCTCTCATTACTAAGCCAATTACTAAGCCAACCTTTAATGAGTATCTCCCATTCACATTTCGACCAAAAATAATAGTGCAAATTCGATTTGAGTCTTTTGGCAAACTCATCTTTATTGTTACATTCTTTCAAATCATTAGTAACATCTTCTCTGAACCTACCGTGACGAAAGATATTATAAGTCATTATTTTATTTGAATTAAGATCATAACAATATACATTCCAAGTCATTATGTATCACCTCCGTCCATTCTCGCCCCGCAGTTGGGGCAATAATTTTTGTCACCATGCGGATATACCGCAATTAGTACAATAATACCGCAATTACTACATTCGCACTTGTTCTTGTCAACCTGTATCCAATGCCCGTGCTTCACTGGTGCAACGTCTATTGTTGGAGCATTATCAATATCGTCAACTGATACGACTTCATCTAAATCACGATACGGATTATTAACGGTTGGATGTTCTCCAGTCATAAAAGATTTATCTCTCAAGGCATCTCCATCAATTAACCTCACTTTTTATTTTCTCCTTTTTATCACAAAATGAAATGAAATTTTTATTGTATTACTATATATAGTAGTCGTTTTTATGTATTTAATGTTGCTTTAATCAAATGTGCAATCACATCGACAGTCCACCCATTCCCGAGCATCTTATATGCTTGTGTGTCACTTACAGGGAACTCATACCATTCAGGCACGGTCTGTAATCTCTTGCATTCGGAAACTGTCAGCTTACGAATTATGTAATAGCCGTCATTCAGCTTAATAGGATATTCTTTACCCTTTATTGCAATAAGCCCATTCTTAACTTCATATACAGTATAAGTCTTGTCGTCTGCATAACTGACTGCTTTGGTAGGAATGTTGTCTTTAAATTCTACAGGAACAGCGTACAAACCAGTTTTGCCACCCATTCCTCCACCACCAGATACAAGATTTACAGATTTACCTTCCGTACTGTAAATTCTCATAGCTTGTGATGTTGAAAGTTCTCCGTTAGGTCTTGGTAGTGAACCGACACGAATAGCGTCTGTGACGGGTTCTGCCACCATATTTCTTTGGCAACGTTCGATCATATTCCAAGGAACAGCTCCATTGTAAGAAGCGGTCAATGTCCAAGATTTATCGTTAACTGTCAGATCACACCCATTATCAAGAATATCTTTAAGAAAAATACCATAATCCTCTGGCTGTTTAATATCGACCTTGCTATATGTACCGTCATCATTTCTTTTACCTACCCAATAAAGACGATTTCTATTCTGAGCCGATACAAGTGCTGAATTGATGCAAATAGGCTCAAATCCAAATGTTTTTGTAATACTTTCTCGTATAGCACTACTCATCGACTTATTGTTTTCGTAAATGAAGAACTTAGGTTTAACGTCATTTAAAGCTCTGACGTATTGTGAAAAGAGTTCCCAACCTAAACCGCTTGCTTCGGTTTCACGATTATTTTTCTGAGCGATGCTCCAGTATGTGCATGGCGAACCCCCTATGATATAATCAATATCTTTATACTGTGTAAAATCTGCCGAAAACACGTCTCCGCATTCCTTAATCATAGGAAAATTATGTGTTGCTGTCTGAATTGCATACTTATCAATTTCATAAGCTGTATATGTATCTACTTTTACGCCTGCTTTTTGCATAGCAAGCACTCCACAAGCCATACCGTCAAAAAGACTTAATATATTCAGTTTTATCACTCCTATCTTATTATTTACTTAAACACTATAAAAGCAATTTTTATCACATTATTCTATTCCATATTCCTTGAAAAACTCTGGTATATCCAGCCATTCATCTTTCATAAGATTGCCTATCTTTGTAATTGACCTACCCAAACCATTTGAAACCACTCTTATGTACTTACCTTTGCAATCTTCCCACTTACCTACACCAACAACTTTCATAATTTGTGCAATTAAATCCATACTATAAGGACAACACTGACGTTTCTTTGTATTATTATTATATTCATCTAAAACATATCCACCTATAACGCAAGCTGTTCCATCGGAAATATCAATTTCGATACCAAACGTAAGAATACCGTGGTCTTCGTAATAAATTGATACATTTTTAATCTGTGCATTAAGAATTTCTGGTGTGTTATTCATTTTTATCTTTCTTTCTTAACTGTTCCAAAGTAACAGGTGTATAATTATGAAGCATACAACCTACATTATAACACTCATAACTAAATCCTTTACTCTTCATTATTTTTGCATATTCCTGAAAAGGTCTTGTATCACGTCCTGCGTGAATATGACCATACAGATGAATATATCCATAATCGGCATTTATCCAATGAGCAATAGGATAATGACAAAGAACAAGGTGTTCACCGTTATCTTTGATTACATCATAATCTTTAATCCACTCAAAATATTTGTTATACTCTGTAGAAATTCTATCGTGATTACCTTTTATAAGAAATTTTGTACCTTTGAGTCTTGGCATTATTTCAGAAATTAGTCTATTATCCCAGAACATATCACCAAGAACATAAACCAAATCACCTTTTGAAACAACACTGTTCCAATTTTGTATCATTGTTTCGTTCATATCATTGAGTGACTTGAATGGTCTTTTATCAAAGTCAATACATTTTTGATGACCAAAATGCAAGTCTGATATATAAAATTTTTTGTTCATTTAACATATACCTTTTTACCATCAACTAATTTCCAAAACCGATATGCTGTTTTAAGAATATAAATTTCTGAATTATTTTCAAATTCTTGCTTAGTTATTGTTTTTAAAACCGTAGGGAATGGCGTATGGTCAATTTTATCACCAATAGATATAAAATCTATGCCGTCTGCTTCAAGTTCTATTAATCTATCATAATAATAATCCATTTGATTACTCCTTTATTATTGATTACTCCTTTATTATTCGTCCGATAATCTTATAATCAACACAGCATTTATTATTAAGATGCCTATGCGTTATTAAAATGTCAATGGTATTGTCATGTTCACAATAATAAAAGATAGGCATTCTTGAACTTAACTTTCTGTTTTCTTTTAAAATTCTCTTTAACATTTCAATCACATCATTTTCAGTCATATCCCAGATACCTTCTGCATAAGGGTCAACCCAACAGCACTGTTCCCAACTGTAGCAACAATGAAATTCTTCACCTATTTCCCAATCAGCATATTTATCGAATAAATATTTTTCAATGTCTTTGGTGCAAACATATGCTGGAATATAGTCTGTAGCATTTATTGTTTCCTGCCATTGAGCCTTTGCTGTTAAAATACGATGATATTTTTCTTTAATCTTCATAAGAAACTCCTTTCAAAAGCACAATAAAAAATCTGTTTTATGATAGTTTAACGATTCTATCTTTAGTCCAAACCAGTCCAATTTTGGACTAAAACTTATCACAAAATTTCACTTTTATTGTCTATTGTCTTATGTCTTATTATTTTCAACCCAGATCATAAACTCATTAATTGTGGTCTTCTGAATGTCTTTGACTATATTATCATAATCAGCACAGGAGATAAAGAGAGTAATAACATTTATAACAGGAATAGCAAACATAAGATAAGTAAAAAATCCACCACAATATTTACTATTTAAAGTGTCATATTCCTCAAATTCTTTGGTCAAACACTTAAATTTAGCAAATCTTTTGAGATTTTTATATACTTCTTTGCTGATACAATCCATATAGGTCATATTCGCAACAAAGATTATCGCATTTACTATTATTGCAAACGTCATTACTCTCATTTTAACATCTCCTTAGATATTACTTTTCAGACCAATCAGCTGGCACTCCATACTTTTCTTCAGCAAGTTTAGATGCCTCGTAAGCTTCCTTACGTCTGATTGCTTCCATTCTTATTCTATACTTTTCACGTCTCTTCTTATCACGTTCTGCAAGCCTCTGTTCCTCTGCTCTCTGAGCATCAGCCTTTGCACGTTCCTCGGCTTCTCTCTTAGGCTTAGTAATGAGCCAGTAATCAGCCATATCCGAAATATTCTCGTTGAGGAACTTCTTTGCTATATGCTTTGCATAACAGGTTGTGAAACCATAATAAGCATCTGCCTTGTCAGCAGGACACTCTACCGATTCCTTAGAGCCGTCTGCGAAAGTAAGCACTGTTCTTATGTATGTAGTATCATACTTAGTGAACTGCTGTATTTCACAGTTGATTATTTTATAGTTGACCACATAACTACTGTTTCTCTTAGGAACTTCATCTGTAATATTAAATATAAACTTTGCAAATGCCTCATCTGTGAGAAATAACATTGCTCTATCGTTTCTCGTTGCGTTCATTTTTATATTCTCCTTTAATTATTATATTTTGTGTAACCATATTATTATTTACTTATAATTTGATTACATACTTATTATACCATATCTATAAGAAATGTCAAGTAATTTTTCAAATATTTTCAGTGATTTTTATTATTTACTTTAGTTTATACATTTGGCTCTGCTTTATCAAATCTTACTGTTTGAAATACTGGGAACTGTAAAGAATAACTACCGTCTTTGTTCTTAGTTTCTTCCTTATACTTAACAGTAACTATCTTACCGATAATTTCATCTGAGTTATTCCAATAATAATTTCTCTGCTCATCGGTAAAACCAGAACCAACTTTTACGATGTTTTCTTTGTATTCACAGATAATTGCCCCAAGGGTATTTGCATTTTTACCTGTTCCCTGCTCAATATCAATACACTTTAAATCGCAGTCATAGAAGCATTTGACCTTAATAAGTTCTTTAGTTCTCTTGCACTTATATGTAGTATCAAACTGAACCATACAGCCTTCTTTATCTGTGCTTTCGGCATAATCAAGCCATTTCTGTATCTGTGAATGGTCTGTACCCTCGTACCACATTGGTACAATCCTAAGATGTTTGATATTGTTATCTTTAATCTTTTTTGCGATTATATTAGTAAGATACTTCTTACGCTCTCCATACGTTAATGTACTCTCACCAACCATAAATTCATTCTTGGGAAGGCAATCAAAAATTACATATTCAAGACAAGACTTATCAGCATCTTTGCTATTTGCAATTCCTGTACCTATCTGAAAGTTTTCGCTGTCTGATTTACCATCTGTATTTTTACGAATAAGTTCACCGTCAAATACTAAGTCTGGAAGATTGAACTTCTGAATATCGGCAATTATATGGTCAAGTCCTGTAAATTCTTTACCTGAACGACTATATAACCTACCATTATAATAGACACATCTTGTTCCATTCATCTTCTGACTTATGTAAATATATTCATTACCTTTGAATTTGACCTTATCAATAGGAGTACCAAGTTGCACATCAAATACAGGAATAAATCCTTTACCATATACACTATTTACGATCTTAGCATCTATACCAAGCTTCAGAGACTTCGTTACAAGCTGTCTGTAATATTCCTTATACTCTTCAGGCTGTAGACTAATAAAACCTTGTGCGATTGCTATATCTGCATCTCTGCCTGTATTGTTTGCATCAAGATACATCATCATATCTCGCCAAGTCTGAATTGGAGTTGTATCATACTTAACTGATTTATTAAGCTTTTTGGTGCTGATTCCTGTTATCACAAACGGATTTAAAAGCCATTTTAATGTATCAGTAAACAAAATGTTTCTTTCATTAGCTTTCAGAATTTCAATCTTTTCAGTCTTTTTACTTGTTGACTGGAGCTGATTGAATATTTTGAATACGTTAGTCATTTCATTCATTTGTAGAATCTCCTTTCAGGTATTCGTTATTAATAAGCATATCCTTGAGATATGTTTGTTTGTTATTAACTTCCTTATGACTTATAGCACTTCTAACAGCAGAATTTGTTGCCACAAGAATACAATATTTCTTTGCTCTTGTGATAGCTGTATAAAGCAATTCTGCATTATTCATTATATAACTACTGCCATCTAAAGCTATTATAGTCGATTTAAAACCCGAGCCTTGTGATTTATGAGTTGTAATACAATATCCTAATTCAAGATTTTTGAATTTGTCTCTACCAAACCACACTTCTCCAATACCGATGAAATCAATAGTAATACCGTTTTGTGTTACATTGGTGACTGTACCTATATTACCGTTGAATACAGGGCAAACATTACCATCTAAATCAGTACAGGTGTAGTTATTCTTAGTATTGATTACTTTATCACCAACCTTAATCCTGTATTTCTTGACAGAAGATGTGTCTGTTGTCTTACTCTTCTTTTCGGAAAGCTTAATTTCAATGAAAATATCGTCCTCTGAAATGGGATTATATACTTCTTGAATTTTGGTATTTAAGTTATAACAACTCAGATCGCCTCTTGTTTTCATAGCTGATACAACCTGAACTTCATTTATATCTTTGAATTTTTCATATTCTTGCTTAAACTTTTCAACTACATAATCAGATAAATTACATTTTTCAGTAGTAATATTTAACTCCATATCTTGCAATTCACCAATGATTTCTGAACCCTGATATGTATTTGAAAACAACTGTTCTTGGTTTGTTACCTTAATAGATGTAGGAATGATACCACTATTCAAAGCTTGTCTATGAAGTTTAGTCAGTCTCACTGTTGGAACTACACCACTGTTTAACATATCAGCAAACACCTGACAACTTCCTATTGGTGTCAACTGCTGTACATCACCCATTATTATTACTTTCGCCCCTGTTGGAATGGCTTCAAGCAAATCTCTAAATAATGAGCCATTTATCATAGTTGCTTCGTCTATAAGGACAATATCAGCTTCAAGAGGATTTTCCTTACAATGAATAAAATGTCCCTTGAACCACCCTAACGCTTTATGTATTGTACTTGCCGGAAGTCCTATTGCTTCTGTTATTCTCAAAGCTGCTTTGCCAGAAAGTGCTACCGCAATAATAGAGTGGGTTTTAAAAATTTTACAAATTCCATTAGCAGTGCTTGTTTTACCACAGTTTCCAGTAATAAATATTTTATTATTTCTACGCAAAACTAACATATGTGAAGGAACTGTAAAGCAATATTCAAATCCATCCAATGTTTTATATTTTGTAATTGGTGTATTTGTGTGATCATCACGTTTATCAGCACACATACCTATTAAATTTTGTTTGCTCCAATTAACTGTATATTCTATTGATTTTCTTGTGTATATTTTATCGGCAGTTAAATAATTTTCTCCAACACGATCATGACAAGCTATAGTAGCTCTATATCCTAATGATGTAAATACAAATTGTACAAAATCTGCATCTTGCTTATTTACAGTTGTAAATCTATTTTTTACTTTTAAGTAAGAATCCCAATATACAATTTCATCGGCGATAATTTTTAATTGTTCTTTATTACAATTATACCAATCGAGTGGGAAGTGTTTGCATCTAAAAGGAACTTTAACGTATATATCGTGATAACCTTTTACAGAACTTTCAGAAATATCATATTTATATCCTAATTTTTCAATTAAATCTAACAACCTTGCTTTTTTTCTACTTTTTTTCAAATGAAACCTTGCCTTATTATATATATTTTCAGAGATGTTTTTATAATCTCCATTACTATAATAAAAACTACCATCTGCAAAAGTAGCAACCATGATTCTAATTTCATCATCTGTCAATGGTATTCCTGTACCAGCATAATCAAATGCTGTAATGAATCTGCCCTTAAATCCTGTAGTTTCTTGATTTTCACGAACTTCTTTAAATGTCTTATGATATAAATTTCCTTTTGATGTTATATAATAACAATTATGATTGTCAGATAAGCATTGATCTAATCCATACTTTGTTTCAAAATGCCACAAATATTCAGCTTTTTGCTTTATATAAGCCAATGGATAAATTAAAGTTGCCGTACCATCCGCATTATATTGGAGTACCCTATCTCCATCTGTAAAATCACTAATCTTTTTCCATTCTCGACCATTAAAATATTCTGTATCACAATCTACACAACCTGCACCACCTGTAATAGCAATAACCCTGTTGTTTAAGCAAGTATATATCGCACTTTTCTGTTCATCTGTAAATTCAAAGCCTTGGTCATCTTCAACTTTCGCTATTACATTTTCAGGATTAAAGATATTAAAATCTCTGGGAATATACTTAGGAACGGAATTTTTATCGGTATCAACATTGTCTTTAGATGAACCAATCATAAGTCTTACAATTTCATTGCAAATATCTTTTTCAAGATTATAATATCTTGTAAGACCTATGTTTTCACCATTTTCAGATATATGTATTTTACCATCATCTATCATTATCTGAGCTGTCTTATTGACAATTTCTTCAGGTACAAAACCCAAGGTATCATATAACATTTTCATAAGCTCTGAATAATGAAGATAACTTCTGCCTAATTCCGCTTGTTCAAGCAAAACGTGAATTAAATATCCCTTAATTCTCTGACAATCAAATTTATCTACTCCCATTTTAAGAGCAATTTCATCTGCTTTTTTAAAACCAATACCATCAACTGTTACAAGTTCATATGGTGTTTTTCTGATTACGTCTAATGCCTTTTCGGGAGATTTATAATAATCAGTTATTTTCTTAATGAGATTTCCTGACAGTCCAGACCTACTAAGTTCTACAAAAATTTGACTATAATCTTTTGTATCGTCATAAGCTCTGTACAGTCTATCAACATTGGATTCCGTAATGCCTTTAACTTTACACAGTGCTTCTGTATTTCTCTTTTCAAGCAATGAAACAATGTCATCATAGGTATTAAACAAATTTTCTACTGTCTTTTCAGGTAAAATTGTACTTAATAATTCCTTTTGACTTTCTTTATTTGAGATATTTATTTTCTTACTCATATAGAGAATTTCATAAGTATCACCATAAATTTCGTGATGATCGGCAAGAGCAGCTGTTACCTTATATGATGTTCCATATTCAAGAACAGGAACATTACCCTTGAATTTGATAATATCATCTAAGCAACAGTTCTCAATAGGAAAAACTACTGTGCCTGCAAATATTGCATATTCACCTGTTTCTACAGATTTCACATTCTTAGGATAAAATATTCTGCTTAATTTTATTTCGCATTTTATGATCGACTCGTCATCTTCAAACATTATATTATTCCTCCACTAATGATTTATTGGACTTTGAGTAATCTCTGTACAGAATATCATATCCAAGCAAGTATAAATACTGCTTATTATAGTCTGTATCGGTGATGTTTACTCCGTCTTCGTCTTTACCGATGATTTTAACTCCATATCTATACTCAGATTTATTGACTTGAATGATGTCACCATCTTGTATAAAGAGAATATCAAACATCTGTTTATCAACTTTAACATTAAGAATATTACCCGTACTAAGCTGATAAATTATTAAATTGGGCTTTATTTCATTTCTGGTATTGAGAACATAATAATAATTTTCATTCAGTTCTGAATTTACATATCTTAAATTTTCAAATAATTTTATCTGCATCTCCAATATTTCAGGCAAATACAAATCTTCATCTGAAATATTATCAAATAGTTCAATTAAGATTTTCTTGCTGTCTATAATGAAAGTTTTACCTGTTGCACTTAGTTCTGAATATTTGTCAATTATAGATTTAATATTATCAAATTTAGTTTCTGCCTGTTTTACTGTTAATTTGTCCTTTCCATACAACAAGTCAAACCATTTGATAAAATCAAGTAAATGCTTTGTTTTACCGTATTTAGAACAGCAATCGGCAATTATGTAATTAGTAAATATCTTATTGCTGATTTTAATAGGCAAGGTCTGTGTACATAATTCCAGAAATTCATAAAAATTATTTGTTTTGAGCATATTATCATACAAAATTTCCGGAATTACATCGTGCTTTTCTTCAGCAACTTCAAGAAACTGATTTAATCTATCTGTTGCCATATCAATATAATACTGACGGTCAAGTTCTTTAGGAACAGAAGCATCTAAGATATTATCATTATTGATAAAGCAATGGTCAGGAGTATAAGCTATCTTTTCATAAACCTGTTCACCCTTTTCTGTTTTAGTTTTATACAGTGCTTTTGCATGAGGATCAGTTGAGGCAAATACTCTATGCACTTTTTCTCTGAGATGTTCTCCGTTTTTGACAACAACTTTTGATTTACCCTCTATTGTTTCTGTAACGCCTTCACCATAAACAACGCCCTTATAAAGACTTGTAAGCTTGACAACCTTTTGAAAATCAATCAACATATTCGATTTGTTTATTGTATCTGCAATAGGAGTTTGATGTACAAAATATTCAATCAAAGCAGTATTGATTATAGGCAAATCATTATCAATAGGACTTAGTTTTTTAAGATAAGCTCCTTTTGATTTATAATGTCCGTCTTCAGAGATGATGATATAGTTATTTACATCTTTTTGATAAATCTCATTGTAAATATCAAATTCGAGGGAAAGCCTTGTTCTTGTCTCCCATTCGTGAGCAATATCTTCAATTATTTTTACTGTCTCCATATCTTTAACAAGCATATAGATACCATCTGTATTACTTTGAATCAACTGACAATACGGCTCTACCTTTTCGATCAAATCAAGAAGCAAAAGTTGACCTGTAACACAAACGTTATTGCTCATAAGAGGATCATAAAGTGGATTATTTTTATCTTTGAGTATTCCATATGTGGAATTAAGTACGATTTTCATAGGTTGCTGACGTTTATCCTTTAACTTTTTAAGTCTAAGTCTTTCGTCTCGAATCTCTTTGTACTTTTGAGGATTCTTGAGTTTACGGCTGAGATAACCATATTCAATCATAATTGACGGATAAAGGCTGGCAACATCCAGGCACAATATTATTCCTTTTGCGTGATAGTTAGGGATAGCACCGTGTACTCCACCATAAGCAAAAATATGAGGAACACCTGCTATCATACAATCTAATTCACGTTTGTGCTGATTTTCATATGAATAAGTAGCAGTCTTATAAGCTTTATTCACAGGATTTTTAAACCAATCGACTACAAACTGATACTTTTTGCCCAATTTTAAAGTTGGAGGAATTGTAAATTCAAATTCATCGTCCATTGTGTGCTGTTTTACTGCACCGAGGATATGAGCTGAAAGCTGTGCTTTAGTCTTATTAAACATCTCAAAAGGTAAATCAAATGCTTCTATTAGACTAAATTGAGCATCGAAATCACCGATTTTATAATCGAGAACAGCCAAACACTCCGTTACATCGTGAGTACAATACTTAATTGTTTCTTCGATTTCGGCTTGTGTCAGAGGTCTATCTATTGTGAAATCAACTTCCGACTCTTTAATATCGTGACCCATAAAAGCTTCAAGCTGCTTTAAGCTATGCTGAATATCCGAAACATCATAATTATTAAAAGGAATGTCCTTTGCTTTTTTCACAATCTGATAGCCCGATTTCCCTTTAACAATCAATTCTTCATTGATAATTGCTGGATTCATATTACACAAGATGCCTTTAAAAACGAACTGGTCGTAATTTCTTGAATTATATCCTACAAAAATAGCGTCTTTATTTGTATTATAAAAATCCTTTAAAGCTTGTCTGTCATTAACGATTACTGTTCGTTCAGATGTATTCTTATTAACAAATACAACAAGCCAATCGTACTTAAAAACCTCAAAATCGTAACCAAAGATATTGTAATCCACTTTATCACTTCCTTAAAATCTGAATTTAGGCTTTTCGTCACAAGGTTTATACATCCAGTTTTCCACTATGACCTGTGGAGTTTTCTTTCCGTTATATTCATTCACTGAAAACTTACCCACTATTGTAAATTCAACCATTTTACCAAGATTTTTTATCTCATTGTACTCATTTTCAGAGGAACGAAACTTAATAATCTCAATATTATGAAATGTCAATTTTATTGTGTTTTTTTCATTTCCAAGCACCGTGAAACCCCCATCAATAGGGCATTTCAGTTTTAGTAAAAATAGAGGTTCTTCAATATTTGTTCCCCAAACGTCAGAAAGTGCAAAAATTGACTGAATTACCTCTGCGGTGAGTGATTTTTCATCAAAAACTGCATCCACGGTATAATTTAAGGTATTATCAAAATTTTGCTGAGAAAGATAATCGTAAAACTTTGAAATATTATCCTTTTTAATAGTTACACCGCAAGCGTTAGGATGTCCCTCTGCCAAATCAAACAATTTTGTCTGCAAGCAGAAATCCTTAATGTCTTTAATATGAGATTTATCGAATCCCCTTGCACTTCCCATAAGAATATCATTACAATCTCTCAGAAGCAGACAAGGCTTATTATACATAGACGTGAGTTTGTTTGCAATCAGACCTGTAAATGTTTTTTCAAATGACTTATCGGCTTCACAACAGATTACAGGATATTCGTTCAATCCAAATTCATTTATTTGCTCTTTAAGGACTTCTGTATAATCACCTGTCATTTTCTGCTGTTTGCGTTTATAACTTTCGCATAATCTTCTTGCTTGTTCCTGAATTGAAACCTCAATTTCACCTTTGCTACGAATTTTAACAATCGCTTTTTCCGATGAATTGAGAAATGCTTTAAGCATTATTTCTTTGCCGTCTTTTGTACCAAGTCGGATTAGAGCATTTACAAGAGGTGCAATATAAAAGCTTATACCTAAAATGGTTGCTTTACTATGTAATGAATAAGCCTGAGACTTGACTAATTCCGAAATGAATTTATTATGATTTGTCTCGTTCTGTATCTGTTTAATACCTTCGAGAACTAAATATCTTGTCTGCAACTGTGTTAAATCACACGAATCAGCTATCATTCCGAGGGCTACCAAGTCAAGATATTTATTAACTGTATTACGTTTTAGTCTTTCATCAACAACAGAACAAAACTTATAGACTATTCCTACGCCTGTCATTGACTTGTCATTTACTTTTGATGACATCTGATTATTTACTATCACTGCGAAATCATTAAGATTTTCAAGCCTATATATAGACTTTAATCGTGTAACCTTTTCCGATTCATCGTGATGATCGAGAACAATGACATCAATACCGGCAGATTTTAATGTTTTCAACTGTCTCAAATCATTACTTCCTGCATCTGGAATAATAAGCAAATCAGGCTTTTTCGGTTTAATCTCAAGCATAGATTTATTATCAAGACCGTGTTCTTTATTGTCGTGTATAATGTAATCCACTGAAATTGACGGAAAATTATCATTTATATACTGTATCATTAAAGCTGCGGAAGTCACACCGTCACAGTCACAATCCTGCAATACTACAACTTTACTGTTATTATTCATATGTTTAAGAAAAATATCAACTGCTAAATCAATATTATCTAACAGGTGATTATCCTCTAAACAGGATTTTGTAGGATTTAAAAACATAGGAACATTTTTTATTCCCCGATTTTCAAGGATTTTTGTAACCGGATTACCTATTCCAATACTTCCTCGTGTTTGATATTCAAAAGTCACTTAATTCACCTCGTTTAATCATAAGACGGAACATAAATTTTATTTTTCATAAGCTTTAACAGCGTTTCTTTACCTTTATCGGTAGGAGATTGCTTATAACCAAACAAATTTTCTGTATCCCAAAGTACATAAACCGCAAAATATGGAGACAAAGGCTTTATAAACTGCTTTATTATATGATTTTGCCAATCCATAGCTTCTTGTGAATCGGCTGTTTCATACTGTTTATCAAGTGCAATTATCACTTCTTTTACTCCGAGCATAATCAACATATCTCGTTGATAAGAATGAAATGCACTTCCGCAAACAGCCAACGTAAAATTATTCTCTCCAAACATTGTGTCTGCTTGCAGAACTGATTTCTCAGCTTCTACAAGCATAACTTTATGTTTGTTTTTTATTGTGTTTAGGTTTTGATTGATGCCGTAAAAGTTATAAGAAAGGCAATGCTTATACATTATATCTCCTACTTTAATGGGAGAATATTTTCCATAGCGTTCTTCATCTTCCTCTGTCATCATTCGTCCTCGTATTCCAACTAAACGATTTGTTATATCATAATGAGGGATAATTATCTGACGTAAGTAAGGAGAATACTTAATGTTGTATTTCTGCATACTTTCTATGGAAATGCCCTCATCAATCCAACCTTGATAGTATTTGTTCTGAAAAACATTTAGAATTTTACTGTCATAACTATCAAGGTCTTTGATGGTCGTTTGCTTTGATTTGGATTTATCGTAATCCTTTATAAAAGACCAATCAGAGATATAACTGTTTCCGAAGCCTCGTCTTTCATCAATATGGCACTGATTTGAAATCCAAGTAATAGCTTCTGGAAGATTATATTTTTTCAGTCTTTTCACTATTTCAATAATATCAAGACTTCCACATTCGGTATAACAGTAAAAAGATTTAGATGATTTGTAGTAATAAAGTTTATGACTTGTACCGCAATGGCAAATAGTATCATATATCATATAATCATCACTATCTGTATATACTGTTCCACCGAGAATTTTCATCAAAGTCTTTATATTTTCAGTAGTTAAAGCTGATTTGAGTTCTTCGGCAGTCATTTATTCACCGCCTTAATTTGGATTCAGAATGTTATCAATGACCTTCACAGCATCAACGTCTACCGTTGTATCAAACATTTCGGCGTTGCCAACATCGTCAAATTCAAATTCAATAATCGTTTTTTCAATATCATCTATAAGCTCATAATTATAATCCGTGACAAAACAATCCATCTCTCGCATTGTACCAAGATTGATTTTAGTCCAGATAACAATAGCTTTCCACTTTCCTCCACGATTTTTGAATATCCAATATGCCATATTGGGAACAGTAGGATTAAAGTTTCCTCGTGCTTCGAGTATTGGTTTAAGCTTTTTAAGGTCTTTAGTTGTAACAGGTAATGCAAGCATACCACCGTCAGCTTTTTCAATAATACTCTTTGAACCTTTCAATGCTCCCGAATCCTTATTTATATCATCTTTATATGTATCATTTAGCTGAGTAGATGTTCCTAAGAAAACATCGTACTTATTACAAGCTGATTTTAAAGCTGCACTAAACAGGAACAAAATCTGATCTGTTCTAAGTCGTGTTTTGGTTTTTTCAAAGTAATAAGCATAAAGAGAAGGACTGTCATTGATATAATCAAAGAAAACATATTCTATTTTCTGATTTATTATGTATTGTTCTATGGTTTCGCAGATAGTATCAATGGTAAAGTCGGGTTGATATTCTCCATACAGCAGTGATTCTTCTACAATTTCAGCGGATTTATCAAGAACTTTTTCTTCTTCGGGAGTTATATCTTTCCATTCTTCAAGTCTGTCCTGTTCAATTCCGCTGATATGTGCAAGCAAACAGTCTTGAATTTCTTCCTTTGTTAGCTCTGTTGATATGAATAACACAGGTCTTTTTTCACCTGTTGCTATCCACTCTTTCTTTTGCCAGTCATAAATCTTATCACAAGCTATATTTACAGCATCAGCCATACTTGAACGAGATTTACCACCACCCGAGATAGAACTGCGAATAATCATCTTTTTGCTTCTCATTCCACGATATACTGTGGTGAGATAACCACTTTGAAAGGGATAACCATATGTATTTGTCTGATTTTTATATTCAGATATTCGATTTTTAATATCATCGCCTGCGTGAAAAGAATAATTATCTCCAAAAGCACTTTTCCAAAGATTTTTAAAATCGCTGAATTTACAGCATATTTCATTAAGCACGTCTGTACTTGTCATACTATTGAATTTATCAAGCTTAACCTCGTCTTCTTCATCATACAAAAATGATATGTCCAACTTTAAAGATTCAACCGCATTTCTGATAATTGAATATTTACGCACTGTATCTCTGTAAAATCCAGCGTTTAAAAGCTTATCTGCGGATTCTGCAATAGCCTTATCTATGTAATTCCAACCGTCATTATTCTTCCAAACAGTAGTTGCACTTGGGAACTGAGCAATTTCATTTTCTATTTCAACAGGTGAAATTTTTTGTATATTTCCCTTTTTAGCGATATTAACAATAGCTCCCCAAATTGTTTTATGAAACGTTTCTGAATAATCATAAGCGTTTGTTTCATACTTTTCATCAAATATCATTTTGGGATTATTGCAATAACAACCTAAAAGCAGGAATATATTTCTTTTATCAACAAGACCTTTAACGTCCAACTCAGTAGTCACTCCCCTTCTATAAATTTATCTAAATCTATAAGATAATTATTTTTCTTTGATTTAGGCTTTAATTTTACTATCCGTTCTTTTTCTTCGAAATTATAAGCCTTTTCACTGTTCAACTGCTGTTCCTTAAAATATTTTTCAGCGTTTTTATATTCATTTTTGACTTGAAAGATACCATATTTTATATTGAATTTATCTCCGATAATGTTTTTGACATACCAAAGTGTATATCCAATAGCAGCGTAACTTAAATCATAGTCTTTTTTGTAATTTTTTATCTGTGTCATTATCATTCCGGTGGGTTCATCACATTCAAAATACTCACAAATCATAGATATAAGCATTTTATAATCTTCACTTTCAGAGTGTATTATTTCATAACATTGCTTGCAATATGACTTGTTATTGTGTTTGAATATTTCGTCTCCTCGGATTTCTTTATTGCAACATTTGCAGTATGCAGGTCTGCTTATATAATCACTTCCTGAATAGACAAAACAGACGGCAGGCTATCCACCCACCGCCCTTTTGTTAGCTGTTTAATTGTATTATCAGATACCCTTAGATGACTTGAGTTCTTCAAGCTTCATAACTACTACTTGTGCAAGGTCGATCTGAGTAGGAAGAATATCATCAAACATCTTAGCAGAACCGTCCTCATTCTGACCTATTGTAGTCTTGAGTACATTCATTGCTTCGTTGAGATAACCGTTTTCGGCAAGAATTGAACCAAGTTCCATACCTCTTGATTTTACTTCATCAAAAGAAACTTCGTCCTTGATTTCTTCCAGTGCAGGAGCATCTACAAGTTCAGTCTTATCATACTTGGCATTAAACAGCTTTTCAAGATTGCCCTTAATTTCAGACACATACATCTTGTCAGGCAGTCCCCAAGTATCCTTGAGTTCAATATATTCGGAGGTCTTCTTAAACGTAATAAGTCTGTCTGCATTTACATTACCCTTTGCCTTTGGGTCAATAGAAACCATTCCAACAAGGAAAGCATCGTGGAAAATCTGATTCTTAGTAGCCTCATTCAGCTTGCACTTGTATGTAATTGCACCTGTCTTAAAATCAGTTGTCTTGTAGGACTGCACTGCAAAATGGACAGGAAGTCCGAGATTTCTGATTTCGCCTACAATGCCCATTACAGACGAAAGATACTTCTTACCACGAGCAAAACCAATATCTTCAATAATCTCAGTTTCCTTGTTTGAAGCTATATATCTGCTTGCCATTTCCTCAAACTTATCTGCTGTATCAAAAACTACACAAGAGAAACGTTCTCTTGTCTTTGGATTCTTGAGCTGTGAGGCAACAGCAAGTACATCAGGAATAGAATGTACTCTGACAGCCATAATGTTCTGAATAGTTTTATATCTATCCTCAAACATTACAAACAGAGGAACTTTGCCTTCAGGAGCAACAGAGCGGAGGAAACGATTGAGTGAATCTGTCTTTCCGTCTCCTGTCTCACCCATAAATACAACAGGATAACCACTAAAATCTGTACTAATCTTATTTTCTTCAAGTGTCATAAGGTTAATCATATATTATTATTTCCTTTCAATATCACAATTACAAATTCAAATAGACTGTCATTTATATACAATTACTTAGCAAAAGGGTTCTTTGAAGCAAAAGGATTAGACGTAGGAGCTGACACTGTGTTTTTAGTTGTTGTGTTTGACGATGAACTATTATTCTTACCATTCTTTACTTCTGCGATAGTTGCATTTCTTCTTGAAATGAGCTGAGAACAAATTTCATCGGTAAGACCAACGGAATAAATATCTACAGGTTCTACACCACTCGTTACTTCATTCTTTCTCACGGTGTTGGTGAATGTCTTTACAATATCCTTACCGAAAGCTGCCTTTTCAGTCTTTGTCGTAGTTTCAGTTCTATTAATTACATCTCCACAAACCTTAGTAAATACACCCTCAGAATACATACTTCTAAAAGTGTCTGCAAGATCGGCAGGAATAGTCAGTCTAAGAGGAAACATATCCTTAACGTCAAATGTAGCATCCTTACCGTTGCCCTTCTTAATCTGATTGATTACATTCATAATAACAATCAGATTTCCAGTAGGAGTTTCCTTGATAATTTCATCCTTAATACTTGCTATTACACCAGCAACCTCAAATGTCGCTGTGGGAGAAGATGCTTCATACTTTTCCTTAGTAATTCTGTTGATAAAGTTAGAAGAAATAGTATTGATCGTTACAAGCTCGTTTGTATTCTTAGACACATAGTCCATTACACCAAATGAGGCAGATGTAATCTCGACATAATCAGGATCATCGGGATATTCTTCCAGAGTTCTGTACTCATTCATAACTGTACTGAGTGACTTATAAATCTTATTTTCTTCCGATGTAAAGTTACCATTTGCATCCTTCTTATACTTATTAGCAAAGAATCTAACCGAGTGTTCGCCTTCATCGGCTGTTCTAATAATTACTTCACCGCGAATACACTCAATATCATTGTTAGTTCCGTATGTAGCTTCTTCAAGTGTGTGCTTAACAAGAATACCAGCCATTGTAATTGTGTTTTCAAACTTCTTCATACTCATAAATTCAAAATCCTTTCAATATGTATAATTTAATTATTTTTACGCTTATATTATTATTTACTTATAATTACTCACAATTTTAAAATTCAATAAAATCTTGGTTTAGTCGTGTTCTGTCTCTCGCCCTATAACCCACAACTCAATTCCCTCCTCGATAAAATATGTGTGTCATTATTGTATAGCCACAATCTTCACAAGAGTAATAATATTCATCACTAATACTAATATTATTAATGTGAGAAGAACTTACAAATTTATAATGACCGCCACATTCAGAACAAATGCCGTTATTATATTCTTTTTCAGACTGATTTGCCTGATTTGCTTCAATCGTTCCACCAATAATACCTAATACTATTAGAATAGAGACAAATAAAATAGAAAATACAATAACTTTTACAATGTCTTTCGTTAATTCTTTAAGATCACCCATAAATTCTATTTATTCCATATTCAACAGCACACTGGTGTTCTATCTTACAACCTCTTGCCGTATCCCAACCAAAGCAGAAATAAGCAACGTCAGCATCTGCAAGAAGTTCAACAGACTTAGAAAGATACTTTAAAGGAATACTCCCGCCTGTTGGGTTATAGTCCTCAAAATAACTATCAATAATCTCAACTTCTCTGTTAGAGAAAATCTTCTTTACCTTATCAATAGCAAGATTTCTTTCTGTAAGAATTTCTTCCTCTGTCTTATCTCTCATTACTTGAGAAATAAATACCTTAATTGGCTTTGTCTTAACCATTTCAAACACTCCTTTTACAAAATAAAAATATCTATATAAACGTCCTTTCGGACGGAATTAAGATGAAATCTATATAAACAGCTTAGAGCTGATTAATAATATTTAATAATCTGATGATTCAAATAAATCACCAATCATATCAGGATTGTTTGTTTTATTTCCCATTATTTCAAAATGCCTACACATTTTAGGATTAAGATAATATAATTCATCACGATTAAGCAATACAAAACATTTCTCACTGCTCTCATATGTCACAACACCTTTTATATCGCAATATGAAGAATTACTCATTCCATATAGTATGTCTCCTTCTTGAATCTTTATATTATAAGTATCATAACATTTTGTAAGATTATTGACTTTTTCATTGCTTTGTTTTTTATATCTATCTCTATTTGCAGACCTAAACATCATAAGTAACATTTCTGAAACAGGACGTTCTCTATCACAGCGTTTAGCCTTTTTGATAATTTTCATTACTTCATTATCATCGAGTGTCATAACACCAATTTTACAAGGAATTTCATCTTTAACTTTTTCATAAACCGAATTGAGCATAACATAGTAATTATAATCGCCGATGAAGTTATGCCCATTCTCAGAATGAAAATCTTCAACAGATGATTTTATTTCATAACAATAGAAATCACCTTTTTCTATTCCCGAAATAGTATTATTTACGGGGACAAATCGCATATAATCCACTCTGACTTGATTGAGTGTTCCGTAGTCAAATGTAACTCCTTTAGACCAATAAATACGAGGGTCATTCTTAGGATTTATGTAATGCTCTAATGCTTTAGATAAAAGTTGTGTTATCTCTTTTCTATCGGACACATTTTCACCTCCCACCACAAAACTAACATTTGGTTTGGGATTTCGGCTCTGCCCCGAAACTATCAGTGTCAAAGGCTGATGTACTTCTCATTATACTAATCCCAAATATATTTATTTTAAAGCTCAATTTTATTATTTACTTATTGTTTGATTACATATATATTATACTCGATAACCCTGCACTTGTCAAGCGCTTTTGCAAATATTTTATTATTTGCTTTGCTTTATGTATTGGAAGTGATTTTCACTTCCATATTTCTCTTAATTTTCTGCATTCTCAATACTCTGTCTGAACTTATTGTATTCGCTCACCATACGATATGCTTTGGTCACTGAAGTATTGAATGTCCGAGCATATGTTTCTGCACTATTCATGTCTCCAGAAAAGACATAATCATTTTTTCTTTCATACTGATACATTTTATTGAACATACCTGCTTTTTTAACATTGGGAGCTTCCAGTCGCACATCCTGTATAAATGCCCCCATTGCGTTCCACTTTAAATTTACGAAACTTGATTTCTTTTCGGAATTAAATAAATTATCATATGTCCAATTCTTTGTTTTTCTTTTATACTGTCTTTTTACGCTATTTTGCTCATCCTGTGCTTGCAATTCTAATATTTCCGAATACAGGTCATCAATAAACTGAATTTCCTCATCTGAAAGTTCAATAGACTTTCCGTTGACGGTCAGCTGTTTGGTACTGATTATATTCCTTGCATCAGACAATGTAATAGAAATCATATCATCTGTTGTAAGTTGCTCCCAAAGAAATACATTAAATACATTGAATTTCTTTTGTCGCACAACTAAACTTTCATACATTTTTTCGGATAATTCAGATTCTTGCAGAATAAGATAATCCTCTTCTGCCTGAGTTAAAGCCTGTTTCAATTCTGAAAAAGTAGTAAAGTATTCATCTTTACCGCTTTCGGTTTTTATATCGGATACTATACTTTTAAGTCTATTGATTTCGTAAAAACTATCCTTTATGGATAAATCATAAGTCTTATTTACCCATCTGTAATAGTCACACAAAACGCCGTATAAAGCATTTAAAGTAGTAATTTTCTTTTTATCAGCTTCTACAGCATCAGCAATTTCCTCGGCTGACATATCAAATATATTTTTCTCTACTTTGTTTAAACACGATATCCTCAGTGCGTAATTACCAAAACTGGGATTCTTTTCAATAATATGCTGACAATATTCTTCAAAGTATGGTACCATATAATCGTCCTTTCTATATTCACTAAATCAATTTTATCATCTTCTTTCTGATTTGTCAAGATAAATTATACAGAATACGCAGAATTATTTTCCAGACCAAAGCTTGCAGCGATGGCTCTATCAATACAAGTCATCATTCTTTCACCAAGCTTTCCTGCCCAGCTCAGAACTCGGCTCTTATCAATAGTTCTTATCTGTTCTGTCATTACAGTAGTAGGCTTTGTTAATCCGGTCTCTACAGATGGATTTATACTTACGTGCGTTACCATTGGCTTTTTCTCCTTACTGGTCATGATAGCCACTATAAGGCATGGTGAGTGTTTATTTCCTACTTCATTTTGTATTATTACGGCTGGACGGATATCACCTTGTTCTGAGCCGACCGTATTTCCAAAATCGACCCAGACAATATCGCCACGGTGATATTCCATCACAGTTGAATGATACTTATTATCATAATGTCTAAAATCAGTTGAGCTATTAGCAATCATTTTTTATTTTCTCCTTTCATTCAGATTAGCAGTAAATCCGTTGTTCTACGTTTTATTATCTATATTTTATCATTTACATATTTTTATTTATACTATATTTTATGTCTAAATTGCAAATTCTATTATTTCAGAGAGATTGTTAAAAAGCAATATTCCGTCTTCTCTGACCTGACAATAATCTGTTCCTGTTAATTCATCGGATCTTATCTTCCCTTCCAGTTCGTATTTATCTTTGACAATATTTCTTAAAATTGGCTTGAACCACTGTGTAAAGGCTATTCCAAGGATATTATCATATGTATCTTCTATAATATATACTATATTATTACCTTTCATCAATTCAAATTCCACCTTCTCTTTGTGAGGTGTGATATTGAGATGAGTTTCTTCGCTGGTGTCGGTATCAATATCTTTTATATTTGTGTATATGCGTTTGACTTTACTGCCATCTATAAATGTGAGAAATTCAATTTTTCCGTTTTTAAAACATTGGGACAACTGATTTTTTATATCTTCTGTATTCATTTTTATCAATCCTTTCACATCACTTACAAAATTTTCGCTTGAATTGCCACACTATTCCCTTATATACGGACTTGCCATAAGGGAACGAAAAAACATTCCCATTGGCATTTATCCATATTTGATGACTTCCGTTACCGTTTCGGAGAAATGTAAAACCATTATCCGTTAGCAGTTCAAGAAATTTTCTGATATCCATAATATTACCTCAGATGCAGGATATCTGCTATTTCATCAATAGTTATTTCTCTGTATGTATTGCCCCTGACATCAATTTCAAAACAAATACAAGGCTTCTCTTCCTTATACTTATAAAACTGTTCCATTATCATCGAATCCAAATCTGTTCCCCTTCGAGTTAATCCCTCGGTCTTATAAGCACAACTTTCATTATAGCCAAGGAAGATAGTTCTTCCGTATTTTTCTGTATTTCTTGATTTAATTTCAGAGAGTGTATTCTCAGCTATCATAATACTTGACAGCTTTTCTACTTCATTTCGAAGATACTTTTCGTCTGCCTTTACTTTACCATTATAACCAATAAACTGGGCATATTTGTTGAGCATCTCATCATATATATTCATTTCAAATTCCTCCAATCAGGCTTTAAGCCAATGATATTGTTGTCTGTGTACGATCTGCGAGAGTGTCAATAACGATATTTCCGCAAACGGTGGGAAATATAGCTGTTACTCTCTCGCCGTTTTTTACTTCATCGTAATGTTCAGCTGCGTTTTCAGACCACATTCCTGTGATATGGGCATAAAGAGCCATTGCTACATCTTTTGCAAGCATAGGATTTTCCTTCTGCTTTGTCTTGAGGTCATCACTGACCTTGTATTTTCCTATCTGTAACACCATTATCGATCCTTTCTTATTACTGGAAATTTACCCTGATATCTTATAAATTTGAGAGCCAAATATCTTGTATATCCATCTACAAGTGTGTTATTTTTGGATATCGTTATTGGCTTTGTATCAAGATATTCTGAAATAGTATTAGTTCTCAATGCTTCTTTCATATTCATAATTGTGTTATGTAACTTTTCTTCTTTTGGTGGACTTTTCTTAAATGAGGACGGAATTATTATTTCAGGAAGAGTTACCCATTCCGTACTATCCGACAATTCAGCATAAAATTTATCTCTGGTGACAGAATCTACCAAAACAGCATTTATAGTCTTTATGCCATCTCTGATTGCAATAGTATAGTCTTTCCAACCCGTGATAAGGTTATAAGTACAGTCCTTATTATCATGTAATATTATCAACAGTTTATTTTTGTCTTTGTTAAGACTAGGTATCTGGGAGAGGTCGCTATTATAATGAACCTTCTCTATCATTCTTATCATTGATACCGGTATCTTTCTTATTTTTCCACTTTTCCGAGATAATGCTCTAAATTCTTTAATGGTCATTTAAATCATTCCTTTCAAATCTTATATCCAGATAATCTTTCAAATTCTTCCAATCCAAGGTTGAGGTCAAGCCATTTCTGACGAAGCTTCAAAGGGTTTACTGTCATATAATATTTTAATGTTGTATTAAGGTCGGCGTGAGCTACGGCTATAGAAGCAACTGCTGCATTTCTATCGTCCTCCCAGCCTCGGGATATAAACTCGCAAAAAGTTTTCCGCATAGCATGAGACGAATAATGCCCCATTATGCCAAGCTTTTGAGTTATTGTTTTAAGCCATCTGCCGATTGATGATACAGTCATAGGAGCTATTTCCCTCTCACTTCCTTTTTCATCGTACTTATTCCCTGTTGTGATTACATCTGTAATTTCTCCGTATTCATCATATATAAATTCATCGAAATATGCTCTACGGTTTCCATCACCTCTAAAAAGATAATTTTCGGAAGTTAATCCCTTACGATCAATAAGGTATTTGAGAACAGTCTTTACTGCTTTATTAAAATACACAGGTCTTGCTTTGTCTGTTTTCTGTTCAGCGATATACTTAATGTCAAGAATGTTTCCTTTCTCATCTGTCACATCTTTCACTCTGAATGAAAGAATGTCACCACAACGATAGCCTGTATTTATTCCGAAAACAAACATTGCTGCTTTATGGTATGCTTTTTCTTCAAAACACTGACGGATAACAGCGTTGATATCGTTCTCGTACATAAATGCGTCCGCAGAATGTTTGGTGGGTGCTTCTACATCGGTAACAACAACTTGTCTATGTGCTACTTTACGCCTATTTTTTCGAGATGATATATCAATAATATTGGCTGTTCCGTTGTTATAGGCTATCGCTGCGTTCATAGTGATTTTCCCTCCGTATCAAAGCATGTAATCAAACGCTGTATATTGGCTTTATTTTACCTCTTTTAGACATCTCATTATACTTATCCCTAAGAGTTTCCGTCCAGTTGATAGGATAAGACATTTTGAGATTTTTAGCTGTATTGATAAGCATCTGAGGTGTATATTTTGCCAAAGCTTCAACAAGTCTTGCTGTAACGATATTATCACCATAGAGCTTTAAAAATTCCATTGTTCCAGCGATTATTTCACCCTGCAAACTGCTTTCTCTTCCGCTGTAAGCTTCGACAAGACACTTGATTGCAAGAATGGTATCGCCAGCATCCTTTTTAAAAAGTTTTTCTACTTTTTCAACAGCATTAATTCTCATTCCAGTAGTTGTCTTTTTATCATAAGGTAATCTACCGCCGACACGGGAAACTTCTAATGCAAGTTCACAAGGAAGCTTTCTGCCTGCTTCAAAGGCAGCTACTGTCAGCTCGCCAAATTTATGTTTGTGTGTTTTTTCATACTGTGCAACTGTCCAATCGGCTTCTGACGAATAGTTCATTCCTTTATGTACAATACACTGCATATCAACAGGATTGTTTCCATTTACTCCTTCACAAATCAATATTGTATGCTGTCCGTCCATAACATAATATTTGCCATCACGATAAGAAACGTGAACAGGTTCGACTTTTTCAGGGTCAAATTCAGCAATAGCATCCCTAACAAACTTCATATTGATGTCACGCTGATAATCCTGCTTACTCTTGAGCAGAGATGAATTAATAAGTTTTATTGTCCAAGTAGGGTATGTATTCATTTTTTATTCCTCCATTATTGTATCTGATTTATTTATAATCGCTTCTTTAAAAGAAGTAATTGATGTAATAACCTCATTAAGGATAATAGTTATGTCATTTAGAGCTTCGTCTCTTGTATAACGCTTATCCGTTACAGTTTCTACCATACCAGTATAATCTTCAAGTGCTTCCAAATAGTTGTCTGTCTGTGATTTGAACATACTTGTTATCATAGCAAAAGTTAACTGTGTTTCAGTATCGTCCTTTAACCGTTTTGCACGTTCTTCAAGAGATATGGCATCAGTAGCTACTATTGTAGCATTACGCCTTTTATATAATTCAGTTGAGGATATGTCACCATTAAAATACAACTGTTTATCCTCATCTTTACAGTAGTTTAAGGCACTTATGACCTTGCTTGCCTGAGCAATAGATTTTTCGGCAATGACCTTATTTACGCAATTACAATTGATTTCACTATTTATAAGCCTATCACAGCAAAAAAGTATGGTTTTACAATCTTTAATTGCCCGATCAGGCAGAAGTAATAATCGGCTCACGTCCCGATAAACAGTTTGTATCTTTTTGTTCTTCGTATCCAATGTCGCTTGTTTGTCCGCAACTTCCACCAACTGACGGCACAGCTCTAACGTCATTGGTTTTTTCGTTAAGAGAGCTTTCAGTTTCATTATCTGTGCAGTTACTGCTTTCTGCTCTTTCTTCTTCATGAGTAATGCTTCCTTTTTCTGTGTTGTACTCATCCTCATCATCTCCATTATCATTTTCAGCTGTATCAAGATATTCGTCAACAAAATCATAAATTATACTTTGTCTTTCTTCTACACATTCGGAAGAATAAAAAGAACTGCCACCGTCTTTCGCATTGCACGCATCAACAAATCTCTTATAACAATCACTCTGCCAAAATGCACGAAGAAAATCAATAAACGATTTTCCATTCTTTTTGTTTGCATTAAATGCTTTGAAATTGTCAAGACCTAAAATGTAATGAGGAATCGTAATAGAGTCAAATCTTTCAATTTCTTCACCTGTAAGATTATTTTTGTTTTCAGCAAGTTCATTTACAAGATTGAAAAGCTTATGTTTTGTATGGTCTTTAACATATTCATCAAAATCATTATCAGCAAACTTAGTCATAGCAGAAGAGCCGAGATTTGTATAGTTATAACGTGTCATCATCATAAAGATTCTGATTACACAACAAAGAATACTATCATTCTTTGCCTTACAACCCTTACTGTCATTCCACAGTTCACTGTCACAAATGGGCTGTACATTACGCATATTTTCTGAACCAAGAAGAAAACGCATCTTCTGATAAGAGTTAGGCGTTTTACCGTTATTCATACAGAACACGATATCATCGAGTTCTTCATCTGTAAAGCCTTCGTGTATATATGTTGTAAGCCGATATTTATCTAAGAAAACTTTAATGGCATCTGGAAGCTGAGAATATTTCTTATTGGCAATTTCGATTTCTACCTTCTTTTCATTGCCTTCTTCATCTATACACCTGCACGCAACGGGCTTTGCTCTTTTATCGAGAGCAAATTTATCGTGATAAAAATCCACAAGTGCAGTTGTTCTCTGTAAGCCGTCCAGCAATGACGTTACAGCATAACTTTTACTTTCGGCACGTCCCTTGGCAAGAGCTATACTTCCAATGGGTCTATTGTGAAGAGCTGCTTCGATAAGTTTAGACTTTTGCTTCCTTGCCCACTGATCATCAGTACGCTGGATAAGCGGATCACGGCAAATTTCTCCGTTATCTACTTCTTCCACATACATTTTTACAGAATAAGGTATCATCCGTACATCGGATTCTTCACGCACACGCTCTGCAATGGTATAGGTAGTTCCGTCGATTTCTATAGCATTGAAATCTTTTTTCTTTGCCATAATTTATTCCTCCTTTATATACTTATTCCGATAAACTCGCACTGCTTCTTCAATAAATGCATTAAGACTTAATCCTTGTTTATCTGCTTCAGACTTCCATTCATCTTTTACACCTTTTTTGACTGTAACAGATATTCTGTCATATACTTTCGCATTATATTTGTTCTTTGCCTTTGTTGATGATTTTCCCATTATTTAAACCTCCAATTTTAAACTTTGAAATTGTCTTGAATAATCAAAAGACTTTACTAATCTATTCATCCCTAAATAGAAAACTTTGTAGTACATATGTAATCACTCTTTTTTCACTTAATTATTCAAAACAATTTTCGACCGCTCTTGACAAATTCAAAAACATATGTTATGATATAAAACTAAGGTTTTATTTTACTTTATTGGTTGATCTTGGTATAATAATACCACATATTTGGGAACTTGTCAATATATTTGTGGTATATTATTGTACAATTTTTTCTATCTTATTTTGATAAATATTCCTATACCGAAAGGAGCATGAGCATGTATGAATCAATTTTCTTTACAAGTTAAAGAATATTTATTAAGAAATAATCTTAAACAAAAAGACATTGTTGAAAAGCTGGGGTTATCCAAAAATGCAATCAGTCAATCACTTAACCGTGATAACATTTCTCTTGATAAAATGCTTCTCATTGCTGATGCTTTGGACTGCGACCTGGAGATTAAGCTTGTGCCGAGAGATGCAAGAAAGGATTAATTAAAATGAATATCACAAGAGAATGTCTCAATTTATCTGAAGAATCCTTTTCTTATCATTTTTCATTCGATAACATTTGTACTTGTTCTCGCTGCCAAACTCCAATTCAATGTTTAGAAATCAAACCAGTTTTTTATACTCATGAAAAAGATAAATATATAACACTTTTTAATTTTTGTCATCATTGTAATCTCTGTTTTATGACTACATTTTCTGTCAGAGAGGATGAAGACGAATATGGTAACGTTAATGATAGTTTTTTAGTGCCAATTAAGCAAATAGCATCTGAACCAATAACACCCGATACTAAAAATTTCAGTCAATCACTAACTGAAATTTCTCCCAGTTTTGTTGAAATCTATAATCAAGCATACCGAGCTGAAATTTATTCACTTAATCACATTGCAGGAATGGGATATCGTAAAGCGCTTGAATTTCTAATAAAAGATTATGCAATACATTTTAATCAAACCAAAGAAGATTCAATTAAAAATCAATCGTTGGCTCAATGTATAAAAACATATATAGATAACCCTAAAATCCAAACACTCGCTGAAAGAAGTGCATGGTTAGGAAACGATGAAGTCCACTATGTAAGGAAGCATCCTGACTATGATATAAATGACTTAAAACGGTTTATTGACACTTGCGTTAATTATATAGATATGGAACTTAATCTTGAACAATGTAATTTGATCCACAAGGCATAGAATTTATCTCATTTTCATACGGATCAATATGGGCAACCAAACGTCCGTCTGTAGTGAAATATTCAACAACTTCTCTAAGCGGTTCCTTAGATAAATTGTTACTTGACTTTCCTCCCACTTTAGATTTTACCTCAATAAGAGTAATCATTCTTACTCGTGTTGTAGACGTATAATTTTTTAACATTTTAATTACCTCCTATTTCCGACACAGTTCACAAATAATACAATAAAAATAGTGCGGTCTGACAATTTTTCTATCAAACCGCACTATTTTCTTGATTTTTCGTAGATAATCTGATACAATCAAAAGTAATTGGAAGACTCATACACCCCTTTTCTACGTATTACTTACAGCAGTTTGACTACCTACAGAGGAGGGGATTTGTATAAAGGTTTTGATTGTCGCACCCCATGTGGGGCGTGTGAGTTGAAATTTGATTATGTATCAGATTACCTACTACATCTATTATACTGCAATGCAGATAATAAATCAAGTCGATTTAGTGCGATTCAGATATTATTTATTTATATATTACATTGGTATCATACCTTTCTGTAGTTAATATTATAATCGAGGTGTTTTTATGTTTGAAACAAATTTATCTAGCAATATTGACCCACATATATTACGTCAAATGAGCGAAAATTATCAAAACAACCAACTAAAAAATGAAATCGCTCAGACAAATAACGCTGAATATATGGCTAAAGTTATTGGTCAAAGAATTGTTGATTTTCAATCTACACTATCTGAGGTACAAGATGTTGCTTTACAAATAATTCAATTCAACAATTCAATTACCCTTTATGTAACAAAGGTGTCCCATCTGGGGTTGGGGCTGATTGTATTTCAAGGATCGGACAGTGCAAACAATCCGTGCGAAATTGTTCAGCATATAAGTCAGATAAATGTGTTAATGGCGATTGTTTCAAAACCTGCTGATATTCCGCATCGGAAAATTGGTTTTTAGGTTTAATACCTATTGCGTAGATTGGCATATATGTCTCATTATTCTGAGAATATGTTTCACCAACCTTCCACATAATATCATCTGCCGAGAGTCTATCCCGCTGCTCCTGAGATAAGCTGTTTAACAGTTTTGTTACTGACGGCTCGTCTATATGGACTTTGAAGTTAAGACTAATCATTTTTCTCATTCCTTTCTATAACATTGCTTACTATTGCCGATGGCATATATTATAAACTTACAACCTTTTATCAAGGAGGACACATAAATGAAATACAGCAATGAATGTATGGCTGATGTGATTCAATGTATATTGGACAACTTACATTTTAAGGACACCTCTCGTAATGGTATATATGATTTTATTCCTATCACCTTTGACATAGTTTTTAATGATGAATCCCTCAAAAAATATTCGTCCGATGAAATTAAGTTTTGCCTTTGTATTTTATACTGCAAAGAATATATATCTACAAGAGGTCAAAAAGGAAGTAATGATTGGGAAATCATTGGAATCACTTCTAAAGGATATGAAAATTTATTTAAGATATAAGTTTATCTTTTCTCGTAAATCATATAGTTCATAACCTTATCCAAAATGTATTGCACTTCGGCAATAGTAAGACCATTTTTGTTTATACATTCAATGCACAAATCATACATTTCTGTATAGTCCTTATAGTCTTTTTCTTGTGTGTCAATGTTCATCATACGCACACGGGGTTCACTGGGTATAAATTCGATGCTTTTTGTTTTGGGTACAAACATATTTTTCAATTCCTTTCTGGTTTTATTTTTCTTCCTCTTAGTGAAGCCTGTCACAGACTGAATTATGGGGTGATGCTTAATGGCTAAAACTTGGTCTCCTTGGTACTGCGTTCATGTCAACGCATATACAAGAGTACGCTTCGGCGTTATGGAACAGGTTTGTGAACACTATCGTTCACTTCCTATTCGATAAGAGATGAAGGACACGCTTTCGAGCTACCCAGTATATTTGGTCAGATCAAATTCTTTAGTAGGTTTTTTGATTCGTGACAGGTTTCATTATTTCAATTCACTCCCATGAAGGGGAGACTGTAACTCCGTTCGTGACAGGTTTCATTAAGAGGAAGATTTTTGTTGTTATTTATAGACTTCTACAGAAATCCAGCGGTTATTCTCATTTTGAATTTCTCCTTCCTTTATTTTAAGTAAAAATAATGCCAACTATTGACAAGTGAAGATATATATGTTATACTTGATTTAGTTGGACATATGCTAACTTCGACCTTATGCTTCTATTATAGTTGATAAATATCCTATTGTCAAGATATAAAGTTGAATTTATCCCAACATTGTAACAATATACAAATAAGGAGCTGAAATTGTGTCAACTTTAGATAAAATTATTTCTCTTTTGGATAAAAACAATTTAAAGCAGAAAGATTTAATGGATTATCTCAACTTAGAGAAAAGCACATTCTCAGGTTGGAAAGCTGGAAAATCATCTTCATACAAGAAACACATCTCAGAGATAGCCCAATTCTTTAATGTATCAACTGATTACCTGCTTAATGATAATGAGGATACCGATAATTCTATCCTATCTAACATAGAATCACTTCCAAATGATAAGGTATATATGATACCTGTTTATGAAAGTGTATCCGCAGGATTTGGAGCTTATGCTTGCTCTGATATTGTTGATTATATCCCCTTATTCATCAAGAACTCAGCTGATGCGGCTGATACTCTTTGCATTAAGGTAACTGGCGATAGTATGTATCCTAAAATTGAAGATGGCGATATAATAGTTGTCAGAAAACAATCCAGCGTTGACAGCGGACAAATAGCAGTAGTTTTGATCGATAATGAAGACGGCGTTGTAAAAAAGGTTGTCTATGACAAGAACTCTGTTGAGCTTATCAGTATCAATCCTATGTACCCTCCACGCTATTTTGTTGGTTCTGATATTCTCCGACTTTCTATTGTCGGTTTGGTAAAACAGATTATTAAGGATATATAAGTTTCATCTGGTTCTCCTTCCTCACATACAAGATATACAAGCAATTATCAAATTCTTTTACCGCTTCCCTATTGCGTTTATGTTGATGCAATAGGGATTTTCTTGTTGTAAAACTTTTAAGGCAGTAAACTCTAAATTTGACATTTCTCGTAATATGTGCTATAATGTAATACTAAGATTTTTTCTTTTATGTAATTCTTAGTATGGTTATATTATAATTCTAAAATTAGAGTTTGTCAATAGATTTATTGTATTTTTTGGAATTTCCGCACTTTATACAAAGAAGTGGAGGCATTTTTATGACTTTTTACGATAGACTTGATAAGGAATGTAAAAAAAATAATACTACTGTCACGGGATTGTTGAAAACTTTAGGTTTATCAACAAATAATGTTACACGATGGAAAGAAGGCAAAAGCTCCAGTTTTGATGTTATACCACTACTTGCAGAAGAATTGAAAGTATCAACTGACTTTTTATTACTTGGTAAAGAAACAGTAGACGATCTTTCCCCTATCGAAAAAGAGTTGATTGATTTTTTTCGTAAATTGTCTCCTAACGAGCAGCAAAGAATAATCGGAAGATGTGAGGAACTGGTTTCTTCTAAAGACGATACAGAACCTGAAATTATTGAAATTGCGGCAAGAAGCAAAAAAGGGAATGTTCCGAAGATTTCTACAGATGAGTTTTAATATAAACCGCAAAAAATTATTTTTAATATTAGCATCATCATTTCAACAAATAACAAAAACACCAAATCCTAGTAATTTTAGGATTTGGTGTTTTTGTTATTTGGATTGAGCTATCTCAATATATAAAGAATTAAGTTGTAAAACTATTCTTTTTATTATTTTTTCATCATTATATTTTTGATGTGCTATTTTGGAAAGTTTAGATATTCTTCTATGGAGTAAATTATCGCCATCATATTTAGGAATATAAAGTCGTGGACGAATTGGAAATGATCTAGAATCGGACGAGTTTAATACATATTGAAATGCCACAGGTGTGTTCATTATGCCACAGATATAATATGCTTCATCAAGCGTTATAAAATTACCTTTGCTATCTTCACATATTGAAACAGCATGATTTTGAAACAATGGTCTTTTTTTACCACCCCAAGAAGTATCAACAAATGAAATCACAGACGCTCCCATCGAGTATTATCTCTAAAAACTACATAATTTTCTGCAAAACTATACGCTCCAACACGAGCCAATTTGTAAAACTCACCTTCTTTCCCAATTATTCGTTCATTATATGCAGTTTGTGACAAAATTAAATCTTTATGCTTTTGATAAAAAGTCGCTAACATAGGTGCTGTATGTATAAGTTCATTTAATTGTATAGGGACACGGGTATTTCTTTCATCATATGGAAATGGGACTATGTATCCAGATAAATTAATATGAAATGGAAATATATCAACTCCCTTTATAAGCGGATGTAAATATTTAGTTTCAAGCAATTCGATTGTTTGAGGAATATGATATTTTGATTTCTTTATTTGAATATTTCTCAAACTTGTGCAAGTTTGAGTAGAGGGTAGCCCCGACTCTTCAAAAATCATCATTTCTTGTGGATAAAATTCTATTCCTTCTCGACCTATATATTCTGATTCGCCCGCTACAGACATAAATTCTTTCAATTGCTTTCTAGAATCAACATAGACAAAAAAGTTTTTTGTTGAATGACACGTTGCTGCAATTCCTTTTTGAACATCAAAACATTCGTCTAAAGGTAAAGGAAGCATCTCGCAATTATCAAAATTTTTCTGCCTTGATATAAACCAATCGACATCAATACCAGACGTATAATCCATAGGCTCTTTTGTCATATAAAAAGTTAGAAACTTTTGCGTAACAGGCTTAAAAGGATGTCCTGCTTTAGTCCAATTTGTAAATTTTTTAAAATAAAGTCTAGAACCATCTGATAAATATAAATTTCTAAACCCCTCATAAGACTGCTGAGATATTAGTGGTTCGGGCATTAAAAAGCCCAATACACCTTTATCACTCAACCAATTTTCAGCTACAACATTAGATATTAATGCACAAATATTTAAATTAATACCACCAGTTACTTTATCACCAGAAAAAAGTTTACGAGAAATACACAACGACTTGATTTTATTACGATATCCTGAAGGCAGACTTTTCCAATCAACCCAAGGAGGGTTTCCAATTATAATATCAAACTTACCTAAATTTGCAGTAGTTAAATAATTAGTTAAAATTCTAGCCCAAATGCCATTCCACCTTCTTTTTTCTAAGTCAACTAAAACACTTGAAAGTCTATATATTTCTTTTTTTATTAAATCTGTAAGTTCTTCTGACTTAACAATACTAATTAAACATTGATATACCCCTTCAATATCTAACGCCTTGATATAACGTTCAATATTAGTCATCACTTTCGAAAAAACAAAAGGATTTTCTACCATACTTATCGGAATTAAAATATTTATAGGTGATATCAAGGTATTAATTGAGTATTTAATACACCCAACTCCATCAAATACACATTTTTCAGGTACATAAGAAGAATCACCGAGGTATACAGGAATTTCCAATTCTTCTTGGTTTTCAATTAAATAAGAAATATTCAAAAAATAATTTACTCTAGCTGTTAAAACAGCTATTGGATTTAAATCAATTCCTTTAACACGACTCAATACTTCGTGCAATCTCTTCTCCTTAGATTCATTCTTTGTTTCTTCAAGCACCTTATCTATCATAACAGTAATAAAAGTACCAGACCCGCAGCAGGGATCAAGTCCTTTCCAATTTGAAATCGTAATCAAATTAAGCGCTTCATTAAAAACTTGACTCGCAAGCCATTGTTTAGTATAATACTCACCTAACGCATGACGAACGGCAGGTGGCATCATAGATTGATATAACTCTTTGAAAAAATCGTAAGAACTTTTTTGTGTATTTAAAACTGCTTTATCAGAATATCTATTTAATACCTTAAATATATCTGCTATTTTTAATGCAACATCTGTTGACCATTGCTCTTTAGAAGAATACCAAGAAAAGAAATCTCCTTCTAACAAGTTTGTAATGCCATAATTTCTAAAAACCGCTCCTTCTTCTAACAATGCAAGTTGGCATCGTAAAGCTTCACTATCACATTCAATTAGTGATTCAAAATCAATTAATGACTCTTTATAGCGAACAATACTTAAAACTCTATATGCAACAATTTTTACAATTATTGCATATGCAGTTTGCAAAGCAAATAAAGCCGTATATTCTTCATCATTTTCTGAAAATTTTATTCCAATTAAATTTTCAAGTGAAGAACATCTATCAATGATTGCTTGTTGCTTTGAAATGTCATCGTGAGCTAAATTAAACAATTCCTTCCATTCATTAAATAACATTTGAGTTTTAGGAGTGATATCATTTAATAAATTATAATATAATGCTTTAACAAGCGAAAAAGCTATACCATCATTTTCATCAGTATAGTCACAAAAATTTTCAACTAAATTTTTTGAGGTTAAAGCTGTTAATTTTAATCCGATTATTGATTGTATAAGTCTGTCTAATTGTTCAAATGAAAGAACAGACAAATTTTCGGATAATATTTCCTTTCCATTTTTTGTAACAAAGCAGCATTTAACTCCATCGGTTATAAAACCAACTAAATCTCCTTCGAAATCAAGCCCCAAAAGATAATCACTAATTTGATCAATTGCCTTACAAACTTGATTTTTATTTGAAAGCGTAGAGGGTTGTTTAAACTCTATCACTAACCCACCAATAACAGTGTCAGCTCTTCCTTTAGATTTATGTATTTTTGTTGCAATTTTAACTTCTTTTTTAGGATTATATTCAAATCCAAGTGGCTCAAAAACATTTCGAAAGAAAGCAAAAAGTTCACATTCAAAACAATTCTCTATTGTGGCTTCGTTAAGTGCGTTTTTGGCTTCGTTAGAAATTTTACGACACATTTGAGAAAGAAGCATTTTGTATTCTTTTGAATTAATAATAGAGATATACTGCTTTTTCTTTAAAATATTAAAATATTGCCTGTTATCGGACATTTTTACTCCTACCTCTTACAATCCTTTAGCTTTTCTTGGTAAACTTGATATCCTTAATGAATTTCGTTGCTATGTTTGATTTATTTTAATTAATCACATAGATAATTATATATTATAGCATATTTTAAATGATATAACAAGAAATATCTATAATAAAAATATGTGAAATTTAAATGAATTTAAACATTGATAAAGTAGGCTTAACGTTTTCCACAAAGCATCTCTTGACAATTTTAAAATAATTTTGTATAATATAAACAAGCAATATACACACAAATCACAGAACATAAACAAAGCCAGATTTAACAAAAAAGGAGTGGATTCTATGAGACGTTACCCACCACCAAGAAGTACACAACCTATCGTTGACAGCGCAGGATTATCCGTTATACTAACGATTATTACTGTATGTTGTCCACCATTAGGGTTAGTCGCATACATTTTAGCAGGTATCTGTGAAGAGATCGGATTAAAGATAGGAAAATAAATACGTAGAAAGAAGGACATAAGTATGATTCTGGATATCTCAAATGAGGCTTTCAAAAGAATATTAAACGATGAACAACTCTTTTTACCTATTCAATGGGACGGCGACGATTTTTATTCGACGTTAAAATCATTATTCGACCATTACATTAAACAGTTAAAAACTTTATCCAATATTTCTACCACTTCTGGAAATAGTAAAGATAATCATTCTGATAATATATCATTAAACTTAAATAACGTAAAAAAGCTTTGTGATTATATAACACAAACTATCAACTATTATTTAAATGGTTTTCCTGTAATGGCATATAATGAATTAAAAAGTTTTATGGATACACTTATAAAATCATCACTAAAGAAAAAAGATTGTGACGATATTTTTGATCAAACAGAATATTTTGACTATAATAGCGTAAATCTTTTCAGGGTAGTCAAAGTGGATGATGTTAAACCTTATTCAAGAACTCGTGTTCTCCACACACCTTATAATTTACGCTCTAAAGTTTCAACAAGTAGATATAGTATTGCTGGATATCCCAGTTTATATTTAGGAACATCTTTACAATTATGTTGTGAGGAGGTAAATTACAATCCATATCAAGGTTATGGATTAGCCTCTATGTTTCATATGAAGAATTTTGAAGAATTTGCCTTTCTTGATAATGTCCATTTTTCAACAATAGAGTTAAGCATTAAACCGCAAGATTTCGTAAATTCAGAAAACTTCAAACAAGAGCCGGGTGGACATATATCAAGAAAGACGCTTGAAAGCAAATTATATAGGCACAATTATCTTATATGGTATCCGCTTATTGCAGCTTGTTCGTTTATCAGAGCAAACAAAAAAGATGCTTTTGCTCCCGAATATATAATACCACAGCTTTTGATGCAATGGATTCGCTACCTAATGGATAGTGATTATAAAAAAGGAGGTCAATATAATTTATTTTGTATTCGATATTTTTCATGTGCATCCAAAAGAATGTCTAATATGGGATATAATTATGTATTTCCAACAAGTGGATTCCAAATATCTTCTAAAATGCCCTATTGCCCTATTTTGACAAACTCTTTTCTCTTAACGACACCCGTATATATTCACGAATATGACAGTATACATGCCTGTGAACAAGAATTGATAACTACGAAGGATCTTGATTTTATCTATTTTTAATATTCTAAAACAAGGAGACATCAAATAATCTGATGTCTCCTTGTTCTTCTTATTCTATTTTCATTTCTTTATCATAGTATATCTGTGCCATACGCTGTTCTACTGAACGATTTATAATAGCTATTAAGAAAGGCGTTAGATTAGTCAATCTGAAAGCCTGTGTAAAGAAAACAAAGCCTTTTTCTTTTATTATTTTTCCTATTAATTCGTCAGCAAACGATGAACTAATCGTATTTATTCCTTCAAAGTCAAGATTTATTCGTTTTTTATCATTATTTACGATATTCATTACCATATTTCTGACCTTTTCGGCAGATTTACGTGTTCCTGTTCCTCCTGACATCTCAGATATCTTTATGTTTACAGTGTTTTCATCCGTATCTGATTCTAGATTTTCAAGCCACAAATCCACACTGTTATAGGCACAACCTGAACTATTTGTTAATGCTGAAGTAATATCAATATCTTTAGAATAATCCAGTTGGAAATCTACCGTTGTTGTTCCATTGGATTTTCCTAAATTAAAACCTCCTCGTTTGGCGGTTTCTATAGTTCCATTTGTGTTCTCATATGTAGCTCCGTTAGAGCTTATTTTTAAAATCCCATTAGATTTGGTAATAATTTGTGATAATCCCCACAGACCATTACCTTGTCCTATACTTGTATCTCTCGTAACTTTTTCCTGTAAAGCCATTGTAATTGCATCAATAGGCGTTTGAGGATGATGTTCCGATGAACTTTTCAGAGAATTATATATTCCTGTCCCATAATCAAATATACAGAAACTAAGTCTTTTAGCACTTTGATGTATTTGACCCATAATATAACCACAACCTACTCCTGAATGTTGAAGCACATTATCCATTACTTCGTTAATACACCACTCAATGCTTCCGATAACGCCATCTGCTATAATTTCTGATTGACGAAGGCACAACAGATAATTATTTACAAGAGTATTAACCTCAACATCACTATCAAAAAACCATACGATGTCAAAAGGTGAATTTATCTGATAACTATGTATATAATCCTTGGCAACTAAAGGATTATTCATATGAGTATGTTCTATATATCCATTTAGTGGAAGAACCACTTCAAAAGTCAGATCTTCTTTGTTTTTATAATATTGAAGCAAAGCTGCTATAGGAACACAAGTATTGGAAAATATTCCATCGTCTTCAATTATAAGTTTAAAATCTTTATATCCTTTTTTAATTCCGTCTAAAATAGACCAATTCAAAAACTTGATTACAGATGAAGTTTTTGTTTTTAAGTTAATTTCTTTAGCGTAATCCATAATATATGTCTCTCCATTTACATTATATTCTGCTTTAAAATTATTGCTTTGTAAAATCATTTTGGTTATCATTTTTACACCTCTATTTTATCATATTATTTTTCCAATTTCAATGTTTTTTCAAAAATTTTGTTAATTGTAATATATCTTTTGCCTGATTTTATATCTTCCTTATTGGTAAATAATAATTCTAACAATTTGTTTTTATTACCTCCTATTATATTTCATAAGTATATTATATCACAAACAAATCGATTTGTCCATCGTGTTTTATTGCTTTTTAAGGCAATGATGTTTATATTTTCCGCTCATATATTCCGCATGATCTTCCATAATAGTTATGGGTGATCTTTTTGGATTATAATAACTACATCAGGGCGAGAGATGCTGCTTGGCGGTGTCTTATTGACTGTGGCATATCATTTCTTCCTACCAAGCTATCGGTAATATGTCATCATTATAATGTTGATATTATGAAAAATTCCGACTTATCTGATCATGAAATGCGGTTATCTCATGGTCAGAGAGGAAAGCTTATTTTTTCCAAAGGCAAGCATTATATCATTGTTGATGATTCTGAGACGCATCAGGCACAACGTTACACCATTGCTCATGAGCTGGGTCATTTGATTATTCCGACAAGTGATGAATATGAGGCTGAACGCTTTGCTATTGGCATTTTGGCGCCTGCTTGCGTTTTATGGGGCTGCAACATTCATTCCGCTGAAGACATTGCTATGATATGCAACATATCTCAGGCTTCTTCTGAGATACGTGCTGAACGCATGGAAACGCTCTATAAAAGAAACAAGTTTTTAACTTCTCCGTTGGAACGGCAAGTTTTTGACAATTTTTCCGAATTTATAAAAAATAACCGTCGCCCTGAATAAGAGTGACGGTTTTGTTGTGCTTATATCTTTATTTTCCGAGGAACTCATTGACTGATTTTTCTATAAGTTCTCTTCTTGCCTTTATACTTGAAGGGCTGGTTGTATGCTCACGGACAAGCGATGCGTATGCCTCAGGCATATTTCCAAAGAACTTTTCCACCCACTTTGCAAACTGCTCGGGTGTATCGAATTTTTCCAGGTATGGCAGGTATCCGATGAAATGTGTGGGCTTGAACATCAGTTTGATGATATCTGAATTTTCCTTCTCTATTGCCATAAGCTTATATGCTTCAAATATAAAATCATACGAAGATTTAAGCTGTTCCCTTTCGTCTGTATCAATGCTCAAAACCTTCATAACCTCGTTAACGTGGGCTGGCGTGAGGTTTGGTTCTTCCTCAAAGAGAGCTATCCACGATCTGATTATGATTTCCTGCTGTTTGAGGGCTTTTCTTTCTGTTGAGGTGAGCATTACATTAAACAGCTCGTGGTTAGTAAGCTCCTTGATGTCTTTCATTCCCTGCTTATAGGAACGGGCGATATCAAATTTACTCATTGATTTTCCGTTATTAAGTCTGCGGAAAATGAGAGATTCTTGCTCGGGTGTAGCATTTTCCATTATAGAAATATTCAGAGTTGTATCAAGTATCCAGCTTTGGAGTTTGGGAGGAAGCTGTTTAAAACGCTTCCCCTGAAGCTTAACAGGTTCTCCGTTGAGGTATATATCAGGCTCGTTTGTCAGTCCCGTGAGGGCAAAATCTCCATCTATATAGTGGATTATAGTTGTTCCTCTTTGCTTTCCATCAAAGATTTTCAGGAGAGTATTTCCGTTGGGGAGTTCCCTTACACCTGCAATAAATGGGGACTGTGCATCGGTAATCTTCAGTAAGATTGAATGAATATAGAGGGATTTTCGGGTATTGCTCCACACCTCTCCACGCTGCATATCGTCCGTGAAATCAACCTCAGGAATATCCTCATAGTACATATTATAAAGAGATTTAATGCTGATACCTTTTTGGTACATCTTAAATTTATCCATAATAAAATCCTCCTGATAAAATTAAAAATAATGATAATAATGTTCATCATTTCGATGATTTAATAATATCATACTTTTTTATATTTGTCAAGAGGAAAGCTATATTTTATTATTTACTTGCAAATTCATAGAACTTGCGTTTTATTATTTATAATTCCAATCAATATTTATTCCGCAACAAGGGCATTGTTCTATTCCTTTTGGAAGCGTGACCAAATTAAAATCATTTTCTCTCTTGAGATGCGAAGAAAATTGATTTGCTTTTTCCGTCAAGTTCTCACACAACTGACAAGTATATTCGGTACAAAGTTCTCCCTCATCGTTTACTTTATAATGCTCATTTGGTCTTAGGCTTACCTTTAATTCATTAGAACATTCAGCAGGAAATATTCTGAACAGTACATCTGATTTTATTAATGCCATAATTATCCCTCATTTCGCCATTGCCATTGTTTTAACTTTTAATAACTCATAATCAAGTTTAGCCGAAATTTCATTTGCACACTGTTTGCATAAATCGTAATTTAAGAATAAATTTCTTGCATTCCATTCTTTTAAATTAATCTTTCCAGTGTCAAATACTTTGGCTTCCATGCCACAAAACCGTTTTGTTACAATCGGAATTTCTTTGCCACAGTTATCACACTTTAATGTTTGCATAATAAAATCCACCTTTCATTAAACTATTTCATTTCCACATCACCTTTATATTCCGTGAAAAAGTCCGAGCCGTTTATTAATTTCATTAGCCATAACGATGACAACTATTTTCCGTGCTAACAGCTTTGGAATACCTCTTTCTTCTGCTATTTTATTTGTAAAATAATCAATGATCTGTTTACCAGTAAGTTTCTCTAGTCCTTCCATTCCTACACGTCCTTTCTTCCGATAAAACGAAGTTTTCATTCTACAGGGTCAGGCATCGTCCATAAAATTTCATCCTTTACCATTTCATAACGAAATGCAGCTTCCTCTTCCGTAAGTTCTCCATCTTTTACCTGCTCTTTGCATTCCTCTTTAAGTTCCTGTAATTTCATGTTGTACAGCTTTACAAATTCTTCGTTAGTCATTATTATTTTCCTCACTTTCAAATTATTCTACAATCTGAATTATATAAACGACTGGATAATGTGCGTTAATGAGTTTCTGTTTGTACTCTTGTGCTTTTTCTAATGACATTTCGTCTGACATTGAAAAGTTTCCATTAAAACCTTTATATAGTACCCTGTACATAATTTATTTCCTCCATATTCTTTCCTACTTTGATTTTTCCAACCTTGACAGCCTTACTCAGACTGCCAAACGCTCCGAGCTTAATGGACTGTTTATAGCTGCTCGGACAACTTTTTAGATCACTTCTTCTATCTGCTCCCAGTATTCTTCGGGAACGTCCTCACCGAGAATGTCATAAAGTAAAGTAATTTCTGCCTGAAGTTTAGCAGTAAGATTTGCTGTTTCCCAAACCGTTTTAGTGGTAAACCCTTTTTTGTTCAAGTCTTGAAGTTCAGCCAGCTTTGAAAAAAAGCATCTGTAAAAGTTCCTGTTTTGTTTTCATAATAAATTCCTCCTGTTAGTGCCTTCGGTTTTGTGTTTATGTATTGTTTGGTTGCTTCTCTGTCATCATGCAGACTTTGGAGCATATGCGGAAGTTGTGTGCTTCCGCTTGCGGAATAGCTTATTTCATACTCTTTACATTAATTTCTCCATGTCAAACGCTCCAAGTTTAATTGATGTTTAACGTAATAATATCGTTATCACCATAAACATTATCCATAGAAGAAACTTCCTCATCCAGAAATTCATCGGGTATTTCACTTCCAGATCCGTCAAATATAATTTCCTCCTTTTCGTTGTCATAGACATTGAAGTGTTGTGAATCTCCGTCAATAAGCAATTCCATAAAGTCCTGTATAGTCATAATAAATTCCTCCTATAAAATGTATCTTTATCTCAATTCAGTTTTACAATGTGTTTTCCGTTTTCTTTGCGTTCCCAGCTGCCGATTTGAGCAATGGCAGTACACGCTCCGTTGTAAAATATCATATTTGCACTTCTTACAGACATAGACTCATTGATATCAAGCGTTAAAGAATATCTTTCGTCTAAATATTCCACAAGCTTCTTTTCCATTTCTGATTTATTCACAATATTTCCTCCTACAATGTATTTTCGTTTACTTATTGATGTCTTTAGCGTTATTGTTTATTGCAAATTTATCCCGCTTAAAGTCTTTTATTACCTGTAAACGCTGTAAGCCCTCAAGAATTTCCATTGCTATTCCTCCTACAAAATCGTGATTTTATCCATACACTACTACATTTAATTATATCACTTTATAAAGTGATAATCAAGGCTTTTGCTGAATTTCATCGCCTCATAATTTAAACGATCCTGTTTTCTTCTGTCGTATTCTTCTAGACTAAATGTATTGTCATATCGGATGATCTCCGCAGCTTGTTGTGCCTCTCCTCTATTCCCACTGAATAATCCAGTAAGAATAGTTGAAAATTCCGATGTGTTAATCATATCAAACCACCTTTTCCCTTTCTATAGCTCTAAACATCACTCTACAAGGAATCCCATTTTCAGTATAATATACTGTATCATTCTCGCAGTCAATATCTTCCACATCTTCCACAGTGTCATCTGAAATCATTGAATCCTGATAATTATCAATAGCCATTGAAATGGCTTCTTCCGCAGTATCTGCATCCACTTCAGGGTAGGCATCAGAATCCCAAATGTTATAATCCGGTTCATTATAAAAATTCTTGTTAACCTTTACTTCAACAGTGTAATTTTTCATAGTAATTTCCTCCAACTTGTTTAACTTGTTTATTCGCTCATAGCCTGACTTAACAGGCTAAAAGCGTTATATGGATTTTCCAATGGATCAGCATCAAGTTTATTATGTATATTAACCTCGAAAAAACTTCCGAGGATATACAATAATATTACAGTGCTTACAAGGTTTATAATATTTATATTCCGTTTTGTTGTTCTTACTTTTGTTCTCATTTTATTTTTTCCTCCGTATTATTTTTTGATCTGAAGCCATATATCTTCACATACGCCTGCGAAAAGATAGAGCATTAAAACTATTATGAACATTGAATTTTTCCTCCTTTTATCAAAGTCATCAAAGTATTGTTTTATTCCGCATTGACTTCAATTTCTTTTCCATTATCAACAATAATAAACTTGTTGTCACCCATCCAGACTATAGAAGTTATTTCAACGTTGTATGCTGTTGCGAGTTTACATTTAGCCTTATAGGCTTTTTCTATTGCTTTTTCCGCTTTGCTCATTATTGTATCCTCCTCATCAAACAATTATTTCATTCCGTATAATCGGCTTTTATAGTGCTGTTTACGTTTAACCTCATAGGCAATATAACTATAGCACCTATCTCCGATTCTATGTACAGCTTTGAATATTTTTCATTGGTTATGTATGTCTTGCTTTTTGTGCCTAAAGCTTTTAAAGCACCAATTATGTATCTGGACTGAAAACCGTAATTTTTCCCGTGATATTCAAAAATAAACGGCGTTTTTGAATTTTCCCTTTTGTGCTGTCTTGCAAGCTGCAATAAATCAGACTGATTTATATTTATCTGATTTATTCCATAAGTCGCTGTTGTATTGAATATATCAGGAATTAAACGGCTGTAATTACTTTTGGGAATTTCCTCTACAATCTCCGACAGAACATTGACATTTATCTTGTATCCTTTATGACCTTCTGGCGTAAAGTACGCAAAATTATCTTTAATAGTGAATGTGTCTTTTATTTTGTCTGTTGCGCTCATTTGTGCAATAGCTCCTTGAAGCTCTTTTATTTGCGTTTTGTTCATAGTGTTAAACCTCCTCACGCCTTAATTTCAACATCGCCGATATAATGATCTTCTGTTGAATCATATACGGCAGCGTAAATTATACCATTTTCCAATGCCCATATATAACTAATCTGATAACGCTTATCGTCATAATCAAGGTAATAATTGTCGTGTATGTCAAGCCTGCATCCATCACGGATTCCAGATGTATTATTAATAACGTCCTCTGTTGTATCCTCTGCAATGTCGTGATCGTTTAACCATTCCGAAAAATAGTAGCACATTCCAGCAGCAAAAATACTGTTTAATCTGTACTTGTTTTTGTTCTCATCATAGCTTGACGGGATAACGTTAAATTCCTCGCCGTATGTGTTCTTAATAATCATAGTCTTATAACCTCCATAATATGTATTATTCCGCTTGTAGCGTTTTGGACTCCCTCATATCCTCATGCAGATAATCGGGAGATATTCCAGCGGAAGCGTTCAGGCGTTCCGCTGGTGTTGATGTGGTTGAATTACCATGTAATGCGTTTGGGTATAAATTCAATTTCTGCATTGCTATATGCAGTTATACAGTCTATCGGTGTATCAGGTTCGCCATCGAAATTTTGATATTTTGTGCATATTTTTGGCGCATGATCTTTACGGGGATCAACATCAACAAATAACTTTCCGTTTTCGTTTTTATAAACGGGTCTGTTGTAACTGTCATTTCCAATATAAATTAATGTTATTCTCATCAAAAAATCCTCCTATCAAATACACGTTTTATCAAAGATACCGTGACGGAAATGTTCTTCCGATTTCCTCATAACTCGAAAGAATAGCGTAATCGCCTTTGAAATAATTTTCCATTCCGGCATTTAAGCAACAGAAAATTAAGTCAATATTGTATTTGTTAGGTGTAGTCTGATAGGGTTCTCCATCCTTCCACATTTTCATACACCAATTAACAGCTTCATGAATGAAGTCGGATATGGCGCTTTCTGAAACACGGGAAGCATTCTTCTTATATGTGTTTCTGTAATCTGTTGCGTATGTAAACGCAAGATTATATGCGATTTTTGCTTCAGCCGTGCAAACGTTCAGCGGGATATTTCTGATCTTGTGATATTTCATTTTCACACCTCCATTGATTTTTTAGCTGTCTCCCACTATTGCAAGAAACTAACATCTTATAACATCTTACAGCCGTTTAACCGTGCTGTTATGCTTATCGTGCATACCTTACGGGGAAAATATCCCCGTAAACGCTCAGAGCCTAAATTGCTTTTTAGCTCTGGCGCATATTATCGTCATTAGTTGTTGTGTAATATCTTCATTGCTACTCGTCCTTTTCCTTTTCAATATTTATCCAATGTAACGGCTCATTTATCTCAGCCCATGGCTCTTGAATAGCATATTTAGTAGCTTTATCAAGCATTTTTTTAATATCCGTATACCATGCTTGACTATATTTTCCGCAATTTTTCATCCCTCCATCTGCTTTGATAGAGTATTTAACAATATACATATAACCATTGTTTTCTATTTTCTTACAAACATATGCCCATCCTCCTTTTTTGTCTGCGAGATATACAGTGTTGCCTTCTGATGAATACCTCCAACGTCCAGAATTATCATATGTTCCTCCTTTACAAAAGTTTTCTACTAAAAGATTTTTTATTTCATCGTAAGTCATTTCTTACGCCCTCCATTATTTATTAATATATGCTATGTATTCATCATAATAAATACTTGCGTTTCGCTGGAAGCCCGTTAAACTTCCATAGCACACACGGATTTTTTCAAGCACGCTGTAATTTTCAGCAGCCTTACACAGATCGTTATAACCTTTTGTATCGTTGTTTTTTACAACATTGAAAACTTTATATTTGACAGTTTTTGTAAATACTTTCATTTTCACGCCCTCCATATAATTTTTTAGTGCTAGGATATGATAGAATAAGCACTTTATGAAGCCGTCAAACAGATTTTATTATTTACTTGTGTTTGACGGCTTGAAAAATGTTTATTTAACCGTTTATAAACGCTTCTTTTTGGCTCATCTTGATAACTTCTGAAGCTGCCGCTAAAATGCTGTTAGGGATTCTATAACCGCATATGATCCATTTGTCAAGGCGTGTATTATATGCGATTGAGTAATTCCAGCCATAAACTCCAGAATTATAGTAATTTGTGTCATTGGTATATGCTCCGATGTCTGAATCATCAACCCAAATTATAGACTTATTGGCAACTATGTTTTTAGCTTCCTTATTTGTAATTTTCTTTGATGTATTATACATAATATTTAACCTCCATAATTATTATTTGCTTATCTTTGGCACGGCTTGAAGGGATTTACCTTTTTGTCATGATATTGACGGCTGATTTATAGGCTCAACCGCTGAAGCCACTAGATTATATTTATATGCTTTCCATTGTGCAGGTTTTTGCAGCCTGCTTTTTATGCGATTTCCTAAAAAATTCGGAAAGTCTGAATTTGAGAACCTGCATAAATGTTACTTTGATTGTATTCATATTATTATAACTTCCTTTTGATTTATTATATTTTTTAGCTCCCGATTTTGTCAAGCCGTTTTATGGGCTTGACTTTTTCGGGATTTTGTGTTATGATTAGTTATTATCTGATTTAGTCGATGTGTTGTTTTTAGGGTCGTTTAACTCAACGTACTTGATAATTTCAATTATCTTTGTATCGTCAAGTCCTTCAGATCTGAGCTTATCAATCAGATTAACAACTTCTCTTCCAGTCATTTCATACACCACCTTGTCACCACCTTTTATAATATAATTGGTACTTATATTATATCGGATTTTTATTTTACAGTCAAGGGATTTTCTTTTCGTTTTTGTTCTTTCCTTTACTGTAATTATATTATAACATAGTCTAGACTATTTGTCAATGAATATATTGTATTTATAATATTAAACATTTATGAATTATAGGAGCTTTGAATTTATGGATAAAAATAATATTGAACGTGAAAAAATATTTAACAAAAAAGAATATGACAAAAACTATAAAAAAGAACATTATAAGCAATTTAATACAAATATATCAATAGAATTAAATGAACAAATAACAAATTATTGCAAGGATAACGGCATAACAAAAGCCGACTTTTTAAGGCTTGCAATAGACAAGATAATAAATAACCTATAATGCACTATAATCATAGCAATATAGTATATTTTAATGCAATAAGTGTATTATGTATTATAGAAGCACCGGAGCTAATAGTCAAATATAATTAGAACGTGTAAATTATATTTGTCAATAGGCATAATATATAAATATAATAATAGTACATTGTATATATTGCATAATCAGACCGGAGCGGATAAAATAGCCGTGAACGCTACTATAATGCACCGTACGGCGTTTTGTTTATAGTGGTATAATTACCCTAACAGGTGTATTAAAATGGCGTGTGCGTGATTTATTGCTATTTGATATAATTTTATTGATAAATGATAATTTGTTGTTGATATTCAATAATTGACGTTTATAATTTAGCAATAAATATGTGTATTATTGGATATATTTGTATTGTGATATTGCATAATTTTAGGTGTGAAATTTGGTTATTTTGCAAAATGTGAGATTATTATATACTTATATTGTATATTTTAGTGTGATAAAGTTTAATTGACTAAAGTATAGTAATACAGTAGGAATATAAGAATACCCGAAGAGCATATTTGAAGATAATTATTTGTGTACCGTTTAGGTATAGTTATATATGGTTATGTGGTGTAATTTATAGTAATGTGGTATAGTTTAATGCTGTTATGGATTAGCGATTAGGAAAATAGGCTTATGTATTATGATATATTATGATGTATTTTTTAAAATATCTCTTGTATGCTTTGGTTTTCTCTTGTTTTCTCTTGTTTTCTTTATTATGCTTTGATTTGGTTTTAATTAGTTAACAGTGTTAAATAATTAGCAATGTTAACGAACCACTAATAATGACTATTAGTCATTATTTAAAAATGACCGTTGGTCATTATTTTTGATACTGCCAATAACCAATATTTAATAGTAATTTCAAGAAATGTTACTAAAAATCAGCTCCAAATTTCATTAAGAAATGTTAGTAGAAGTATTTCTAAAATATATCTGTCTATGTTGCTTTTGGGGGAAAAATAACATAGAATCGGCAGTACAGCCGGGTGTGTTTACATTTAAAATTTTGTTAATATTTGCTTATAGTCCTATAGTGGTTCCACTCAATTCACACGTCTAAAAATCCAAATTGACACTCACCCATATTCTCATATTCCATTCTCATAATCAAAAAAATAAAAAAATACTCCAAAAATATCCCCAAAATCATTCGATGCTATTCTTCGGCAGACTCCCCTATTTATCTCACTTACAGACCAACAATAACAACCTCAAAACACATCTATCTTAAGAACTCAAAATCCATACCAATACTGTACTTTCAGACAAACCACAGAACACTTTACGCTCACTTTACCATCTCAAACAGCAAATTGCTCTACCCACACAAACAGCTCTCAAATCTAATCACAGAGCCTAATACAAGCATCTCAAGAAATTAAAAAATAATACTATAATACTTCACACCATAATACTTCATTTGCACTCAAATCCAAAAATACAACTCATTCACCTCAGACCATACCTTAAACACTTCAAAAAACTAACACAAAATCTAAATCGCTCAAATGCCGATAAAATCTATGCTTTCTCCGAATACTATAAAAATCAATCAAAAGTATCAAAGATCAAACCTATATTTAATACATCAGAAGTATCTCAAATCAAGTAAACATCATAAATCCATAGAAATAAATCGAAGATCATAAAAATTACAAATTGTTTTCTTGTGTTCTTATGAAAAATTTATAAACTTTTATAAGTTACAGGTCATAGTATGCAGTATGCACCGTATTTAAGTAAAAGATAAAATTTAACCAAAATAACACTTGACATTTTTGTGGAATGTGATATAATAGTATTGTAAACATATTATAAGTAAGTGATAAGATTTAAAAATCTACTTTTCTTTTTTGCTGACAAACTCGTCCATTTCACGTTTTATGGTCTTTGCTACGCAAAGCCTCATAAAACTATGTGAAATAGCCGACTATCGCCCAAAAAAGAAAAGTAGCAAAAGAAAAAAGGGCGAATTATAACTTTTACTAATAATAAAGGAGATGATAAAAACGAATAATAAAAATTGTCCAAATTTAAGATAATAGTATATTATAGTATATATAAAACATATAATTGGACAATTTTTATACTTATAAGTTTCACAAAGTAATAAGTTAAGTATAGACTAACGGGTTTGTACAAATTTAACAGACAAAAGTGAGGTAGATATAAAATGGTATATACAGATTATAATAAGAATACTTTGGATATTACTAAATTCAAAGAATATATAAAAAACAATGTAGAAGAAAAAGAAGATAATACTATAAAGAATTATAAAATTATGTGTCAACTCATTGGAGAAGAGGAGTGTACAGGAAATTCAAAAAAAGCACAGATTAATCGTTGGAAAAGATATTTTGAGTTTCATAAGGAAGGACAGAAATTTGTTATTGATGAGATATACGATGAGCCATTCCCTACGGATGATGCTCGTAAACGCAGAGAAGGTCTTTATGTGAAGTACATAGAATTGTTACTTTTGGAGTTTCTTTCAAAACAGGTTGATTACAAAGTAACATTGGGTAACAAGGAAATGTATCGTATTCTCGGTATGACTAATGACCGTTATGATATTAGAAACAGAATGGGTTCTGCTAAGGCAAATGAGATATTAAGACAGACTATTATGAATAATGAGGATAAATTTGCTTTTACAAATACCCCCAAGGTTTCTAATTTTGATATAAACAACTTTTATTTCAGAGCAGAACAGAAGCTTAACAGGATACTTTATTCAGCTCTTAGGAGTATGAAAAATAGATTCCTTATTGATTATAAGAAAGTCAATATTATAGCTGAGTATGACGATGATGAAGATTCTCAGTATCTTAATTATAGAGAGTCAAATGCTTATGAAGATAAGATAATACTTGAAGCAAAAAATAAAATCATCAAGGAAATGGGATATGATAATATGACAGAGATAATGCTCCGTTATAAATGTGACGATTTTTATGAAAAGTTTAATAAATATGTCAAGGAAGAGTATGGGTGGGAAAAGTGTTATCCCCAGCTCAGAGTTGTTTACATTGATGATATTGCTAAACAAATACCACTTAAAGAAGAAGAGATAAAAAAGCTTTCTATTGAAGACAAAAGAACTCGGCTCAATGAAGAGATAATTAAATGTCTTAATACACAGGCAGAAAAGAAATATAAAGAAGCTGAGGCAAGGTTCTTTGAATATGAGTGTGATAAGGCTGAAGCAGAAGAAAACGGTGAATGGGGTAAATATAATCCTTTTGAGAGAGAACCATTTATGTATAAGTCTGATTACGTGGAGATTCAAATAGCATTAACTGATTATCTTTTGAATATTCGTTTTGAGGAATTAGAGGTAAACCCTAAGAAGAACGATGATAAAAGTGCTGAATAACCTATTCATCAAATATACTACAGGCAGTTGTTACATAGACGGTGAACCAAGGAATGTCCCTAATATATATGTACTTCCCAATGACCAAGCTGAGAATAACATTAAGGCTTTGCTGGAAGAACTTAAACAGAGATACGGAGTTGAAGAGTTTGCCTCTGTAATTGCTCCTGCTAAATAATAAGCAAATAATAAGATTTATTGTGAAAATTACTTGACAGACTAAAATTTTCAGTATATACTATACTTAGGAGCAGAGAAGGCTCAAAATTAAAATACACATATTAAAGGAGATGTTAAAAATGGCAAATAAAATTAAAATTACAGATAATTTCTATTTTACGGCTGATTCAGATCAGTATATTCTTATAGAGTGTGGTAAGCGTGAAAAGATTGACCGTAAAACAAGGAAGCCTACTGGTGAGATAATAGACTATGAGGATATTATTGGTTACTATTCTTCTATTGAAGCTCTTATCAGAGGTTGTCGTAAGATTATGATCAGAGAAAAGGTGTCCGATGGTAGTCTTGACACTATTGATGATATTGTTGGTTATATGAATAACATCAATAATAGGCTTGATGAAATTCTATCTAAAATAGAAAATTATTAATACGATACTCGATACTAAAATACTCAACTCTGCACACGATACAGATACTTTGCGCCTTTATAAGTGAAATTATACTATTAAAGTTAAAGTGGCTGAAATCAGTTCAGATTAGTTCAGAATTATATGCTTATATTCTGCTGACAGCTCGAAACATATTTATTGAAACGGGGCTTGGCTCAGAGGATATGGACGATGTGGTTCTGAGTGAGATGTAATGAGTTAAGTGGCGATACTATATGTAATGTGAAAAAGGAGATAATAAAAATGACTGAAAATTCAGTAGTAACAGTAAATACAGCAGGCTCAAATACTACAGAAATAGTATTATTCAATAACCCCAATTTTGGTCAGATTAGAACAATGATGATTGATGAAGAACCTTGGTTTGTGGGGAAGGACGTGGCTAACAAGCTCGGGTACCAAAACGGTAGTCGAGATATTAACCGTCATGTAGATGAAGAGGACAGACATAAGGTTATGATCTTTGATGGTAATCAGGATAAGGAAACCATCATTATCAATGAGTCAGGTCTTTATAGTCTTATCTTGTCAAGCAAACTTCCAAGAGCTAAAGAATTTAAACACTGGGTAACATCTGAAATTCTTCCCTCTATTCGTAAAACTGGTGGTTATGGTGTTACAAATAATAACGCAGAGTTATTTGCTGAGATAACCAGTCTCAGACAGGAGGTTGCGGAGATAAAATCTTTAGTTACTCCCACACAGTGCAATTATTACCTGTGGAAGAACAGCATTGCAACACCTCTTATAAAAACAATATCTAATATTCTTGGTCTGCCGATAGCTGATACATATAAAGTAATTTATGATGATATGGTTCTGAGAGGTTTCAATCAGTCTTATGCTATGAATAGATTTTGTAATAAGTATAAGGTAGATAGTGTTTCAACTATTGATGCTGTGGCAGATGTTGATGAGTATATAAGAATGTTTATGGATAGTGCTAATAAACTCTTGGAAATGAATACTACTACCTCAGATACTTCGATTGTAAAATCAGAAGTAAATAATAACATTAACACGACAAATTCAATCATAGACTATTCTACTCTTACAGTAGAAGAAATTATAAAACCACTTGTTGATCTGTATCACGACACATCTGTAAACAACGCCTATACATATAGAAGAGTTTATAAGGTTATGCGTTCCGATAGAAGTTGGAAGGCTCTGATGACACGCAGACATTGTAAGAGTAAGAAGAACCTTGTAACCAAGTTTGATGATATTAGACGTGATTTTACCAAGGCTGTAAATCAACTTGTGGAAACTGGCACTATGGAAGCAGGTGGTATAGTATGAACTTTGCCAAGGAATTTGCTTCCGTAGGGTTACATTACGATTGTTCTACTTGCGGATTTAGTAATTGTAGCAGTAGGGGTCTTTCCTACTGTTGCACAAATTACTTTCCCGAGAATATGAGTGAAGTTATGAGTAGTATCTCGTTCAACCTTCGTATGAATACTGGCAAATCACACGACAAGAGACTTATGAGAAGACCTATTAATGATAGACATAGGATGACTTGTGATGGTGATACGTTAGATAAATATTATGTCAATATGATAAACGATACACTATCTGAGATTAGGAAAGGTAAGACTGCTTATTTATTTCACTTATCACAGATACAGGAAGTTATGAAATTTGAAGATATTGATTTTACATATAATAGTAACGATGGTTGTTTTGCTGTTAGACTAAACAAAGGAGATAATAAAAATGAATAAAGAGCAATTTATAAAACTTATGACTGTTATAAAGGAAAGATACTACTCATTGGAGAGTATATATGACAAACTCAATGAGTTATTTGGAGACGTTAGTGATAAATTTATTGATAACACATCATTGTTCCCCATTATAAAAGTTATTGCAGATATTGTTGGCGATAATGAAGGCTGGATAGAGTGGTACATATATGAGAAAGAATGGGGAACCAAAGAAGATGTAGGAGTAGCTGATGGAGATGGCAATGTTGTACCTTCTAAGACATTGGAAGATCTGTGGGGACTGATACAGAGTAGCAAGGATGGTGACAAAATATGAATGATATAGAACTTTGGCATGGTGACTGTCTTGAACTTATGAAAGATATACCTGATAAGTCGATAGATATGATTTTATGCGACTTACCTTATGGAACGACTGCTTGCAAGTGGGATACTGTAATTCCTTTTGAGCCTTTGTGGGAACAATATAATCGTATTATCAAAGATAATGGAGTTATCTGTTTGTTTGGAAATGAGCCATTTTCGACTTATTTACGTATAAGTAATATAAAAAATGGAAATATGATTGGATCTGGGATAAAAAATCAACTAATGGATTTTTAAACGCTAAAATAAGACCGTTAAAACGTACTGAAATAATTAGTATTTTTTCTAATGGGAAACCCGTATATTATCCAATAATGGTTGAACGTGGAAAGCCCAGAAATAAAGGTGCTTATAATCATCGTGAAGGCAATGGCGATATGGTGTATGGCAAATTTAAAAATTTAAAAACTTTTAATAATCTTTACTATCCCACAAATATACTTGAATTTTCTAATGCTGCACATAAAGGAAAGCTGCATCCAACTCAAAAACCTGTGGAGTTACTTGAATATCTAATCAAAACTTACACAAACGAAAATGAAACTGTTCTTGATAATTGTATGGGCAGTGGTAGCACGGGTGTAGCTTGTAAGAACCTTAATCGTAAATTTATCGGTATTGAATTGGATAATACATATTTTGAGATTGCTAAAAAGAGAATTGAAAATACAAATGTATGAAAACAGATTTTTATTAAATTTGAGGAGATGATAAGATGATAACGGCAAAAATTGGTAATAATACAATTAATTGTTATGACGGTAAGTATTCTAAGGAAGAATTAAAGACTTGGGCAAGTAAAAATATAATCAAATGTCCAGTTTGTGGAAAAGATTATGAATACTGCCACGGTCAAATAAACACGCCGTATTTTAGACATAAGGATAAATTTGAATGTGATTATTTATATTCTGAGCCTGAAACTGAAGAACATATTAAAGGTAAAATTGCTTTATATAACTGGATTAAGTCACAAGACGGAGTTAGTAACGCTGTATTAGAAGCGTGGATTACTGAAACCAAACAAAGACCTGACGTTATGTTTGAATATGGTGGTCAAAAGTGGGTTATCGAATTTCAATGTAATCCTATTGCAACAGAACAAATAGAACGTCATAAACTGTATAAAGCCGCAGATATTAAAGATATCTGGATTTGTGGCAAAGAAAAATATGGCACTGGTAGAAAACATATGGAAAAAATTATGAATGGTATGTTTGATTATGAAAATAATACTTTTACTGAAATTTATGACCTTTTACAATGCGATCTGCTTCCTTATGGATATGTTAAAAATAGTTTTTTTCGTTCTGTAAAGCTTGAAAATATAACATTTAAGAATAGAATTGTATTTACAGATAACGCTATGGTTACATATATTAGCGAAGATATAGAATTACATAAAAAATATGAAGCAAGATTAAAAAGAGAAGAATATATTAACACTATATTTGATATTTGTAATACTATTCCAAAATGGTATAAAAAAGTACAACATAATTGTGTAATAACAGTAAAACGTGGTAGCTGGGATTCTCCGTATCTTGTAATGATAAATTTTTCAAGCGATATTACACAGCCATTTACTATGTTTATCAAAGAAGATACTATTGACATTTGCATAACAGAAAAATATAATCGTAAGGTTAAACGTGAATCATCATATCGTAGGAATAGTTATTATTGGCAAAAATCTTCAAGGTTTATCAATGTTGATATTCTTAAATATAGTGATAATAATTTAATTTTAACAATAAAAAATTATTTCTCAGGAAAGCTTCATGAAGGAATAGCGATAAAATACAGTAAAAGGAGATAATAACACATGAGACAGATATATACACTGAAATTTAAATCTTCGCTTCTGAAGGAATTTGGGTATAAAATTAATATGGAATTTGACGAAGCTAAAAAATTAAAATGTGTAATTGCGTTGGCTGATAGTCAGATGCTTCGTACAATAAGAGAAGTCCGTGGACAGATTATTGATTTTGATAAGGTTGAAGAATCATATACAGAAAGAGAAATTTATGATAAAAAGCTTTCAAATTCAAAATCTCTTGGAAAAGATGACATTGAAAAGATTGTTACTAACAGAAACGAAGTGCAATCTGAAATAGACGATATGCTATATGTAAAAGATTATGTAACTATCGTTATGGAAAGCACAAAAGATTATGATTATATTTGTGAAAATGGCGTTGAAATAAACGGTAAGGTTTATCACAGGTTGAGTTGTTCTGCTGGACAAGCTCGTAAATCAACTATTGTGGTTTGTCCAGATGATATTATTGATGAAGTAATTTACAGACTTGATAATGACAGAAATAAGAATATTCCTCTCGCTGCAAGTAAATATAATGCCTATTTTGGACTTAGCAGCTCTGCGACTCAGGTTGTAAGTGAACCAAAGTTTATTGTAGTTAAAGATTTTGAAAATGCCGATACCTTTGACGTACATTTTGTAACTGAGATAGCAGGAAACACCGATGATTTAGTAGAAGATAAGACCGTTACACAGACTTTTAATAGAACTGACGGAATGGGACTTATATCTCCAAGACAGGCTAAGAAATGGGCTGATGAGTTAGGATTAGATTATATACCCTCACAATTTGGATTAAGGCAAAGCTTTATAAAGGGTATGCTTTGTACGTTCCCCATTCACGAATTTTGTGAAGAAATAAACGGTGGCAATTACATAGTAGATACGATTTACAAAGATGAAAACGGAAGTTATATAAAAGCTGATCTTCGAGATTACGACATTATTATTTCTGAATCGCAGTTTAAGCTTTGGAATTGTTATGATGGTGTTGATGATTACCTTGAAAAATGCCACAAAAACGGTTTGAAATGGGGTATTCCTCAGTATGCACCCAAAGAGTGTAAAAACATTCTAAAGATGAATTACCAGTTCTTACAGACTTTGAACTTGAACGAAACTGACATAAAGGAACTATGCAAGCCTTTTGTTGACTGGATAACGGGTGTTTCATATGATAACTTTGAATATATGTTGCTATTTTTGCTTGGAATAAATAATACAGAAGAAAGCATAAACAATTTTTTGAGAAGTAGTGATAATTATTGGTTGAAGTCACTTGTGGTAAATCCCGATTTGAAGAATGATAGGTTTATTCGTACAAAAATAAGGGATTTGATAAAGAATAAAATAAAAAAGGGCTGTATGGGCGATATTTATGTCAAGGGTAATTTTCAGACTTTAGTATCTGATCCATATGCTTATATGCAACACGTTTGTGGTATTGAACCCACTGGATTGCTTGATAAAGATGAATTTTATTCAAACTATTGGAATGAGCGTAATGTAACACAGGTAGACGGTATGAGGTCTCCCCTCACTTTCAGATCGGAACACGTTGTTATGAATTTAAAAAAGAATGTTGAAACCGAGAAATGGTACAGGTATTGCAAAACCGGCATTATAATAAATTGGTTTGGTCATACAGTGCAGAATTTCGGGGGTGCAGATTTTGACCTTGATATTTTAGCAACAACGTCTGACCCCACAATTATTAAGGGTGTTTACAGAAATGAATTAACAATGACGTATGATGCTCCAAAGCCTGAAAAGAAAATTTTTACAAAAGAAGATGTTCAGAATGCCGACAAGTTTGGTTTTGGTTCAATTATTGGTCAAATAACAAATAAGAGTAGTAATGCTTACGCTTTACTTAAAGAAATTGAAGATAAATATGGTAAAGATAATGATATGTGGCGAATTACCTATTCAAGACTTATTCAGTGTTGTAAGGCACAGTCTGCACAGATTGATAAGGCTAAACTGGGACGAGAGGTTAAAGGCATTCCAAAATTATGGGTTGAATATCGTAAAACTGACGATAAAACGATCGAAAAGAACAACTATACGGCAGAAGATATAGAAAAGATAAGGTTTTATAACAGTATTCTTCTTGACAAATATCCATATTTCTTTAGATACAGATACCCTGATTGTAAAAAGAAGTATGATAAATATGTTGACAGCAATGAAACAGCTTGCAAGCAGCGTTTTGGTATGTCCTTAAAGTCTTTAATTGATTTAAGCCAAAAGACTCCAGAGCAGATGGCTTTCTTAGATAATTATTATAAGTATATGCCTGTTACAATGAGCGATAATCCAATGAATTTACTTTGTAGATATATAGAGGGTGTCAACTTTGAAATTTCAAAAAAAATCAAAGAAGAAAGTTCTGATAACGCTGTATTAGATTTAAAATACGATATTGAATATAATAATTCTGATTATGAAAAAGTATCAGGAATTATTGATGAATGTTTACTTTTTTATAGAGAGTTACAGTTTGAGAATGCAGAAAAAGAAAAGGATAAACGTGGCATATTTGATTTTTCAAAGTATACATATGATATTATAGCTTCTGTCGGAAGCGTATGTGGTGCGTTTAATTATGTAATTGATTATTTTTATATAAATAATCCTCAAAAAAGTAAAGATGTTATGTGGGAGTTAATAGGTAGATATATTTATGAAAAACTTAGAATGAACAAAACTACAGTGATGTTTCCGATGCCTGATAAAAACGGCAATGTTACATATTTGGGTGAAAACTATTCTGTGCAGGAGGTTGAAGTATGAATGAGTTTAAATATAAAGACTTAGATTATGCTGAAAATATAATTAAACACGGATTTTCTAAAAAGTATTTTAACACAGAAATTAAACTTGTGGCACTTTATCTTCGTGATATTCTTGATATAAGAAAAAAGGAAGATAGAAAGAATGAACTACATAATATTTGTAAGAAATATATCAAAGATTATCACAGAATGAGATACTACAAGGTGGTTAATAAGGCGATAGATTATTCTACTTGTAAGAAAAATCAATTAATAACAATAGAAAGTGTTCCTGTTCTAAAGTGTGAGATTAATTATTTCAATAGTGCAGAACTGACTCTTGATGAAAAGAAACTGTTGTTTACATTGCTTATAATCTATAAACTTAATAAAGAATACTTTGAAATCAAGAAACCAGATGAACCTTATGATAACATTTATTTTAAAGGTGGAACATTAAGATATTCTAACCTGAAGAAAATAAGTAATATTTCGAGTAAGGTAGATATAAATATAGACCTCATTTCAAAACTTGCTAAGAGGGGTTATTTACAGCTTTATAGCCGTGGATGTATCAGAATGAACTTTATAGAACAGATTGATTATGACGATAATGCTGGTGAGGTTGCGTTCGAGATAACTAATTATAATAATATTGGATATTGGTTTGAATGGTATAACGGTAATAAGAGAATTAGCAAATGCAATAAGTGTGGCAATGTGTTTTATAAGAAATCTAATCATCAGATATATTGTGATAAATGTCAAGGATATGAGAAAAAGAATATAAAAACCATTGTTTGTTGTGATTGTGGTACTGAGTTTGAAGTTGACGGTATAGTAAAAAATAAGAAGAGGTGTAATGAATGTCAAGATAAATATGTGAAGGAATACGATAGAAAGAGAAAAAAGAAGTAATTTCCGTATTTTTATTTAATATAGAAATCACCCACAAATGACGTATCTATGTGGTTTGTGGGTGATTTCTATTATTGTTAATATATGATATGATATAGTTTTAAATTAACCCCCTAGTATATACTATATCACACAATAAGTCAAATGTAAATTGACAAATTAAACAAAAATTTATTATGAATGGTGGTTAAAAATTTGATCGCAATTTCAAAAGCCGAAGCGCAGGAACTCAGAAAAATACTTCCTAATGTAGAAATCCACAAGACTCTTAGAACTAAATCAGGTCGTGGAAAGTATTATCTTGTTGAAGAAAAGAGAAATCTTATTGCTTTGGCGAAGCTCAGAAATACTGATGTAAGGTCAATTACTGAGTAACTAACTATCCCTACTGTCCCAGAACCATACCTGCTATATCCACAAGCCACTGTGGTTCATCTCCTTTTACAAACTCTTTCTTCATAAATATATACCTCCTAAAATATATTTCTATTTCCTTTTCTATGGTAGGTAGGGTTGTGGGACAGTAACAAAATTCAAATATCCTATGTGAAAACATAGGGCTGTCGGATGACAGTAACTTATTTTAAGGAAAAATTTAATATGGTTGACGTTAAGAAGCCTCTGGAAAATGCAAATCTCACTGTAAATTGTGAATATATGGACTTGCTTGATATGAGTTCACACTCGGAGAGAAAAATCTATCTCAATGATGAAATCGAAGCTATCTCAGCTCACGATGTAATTTATGAAATTTTGAGATTCAATGTTGAAGATAAGGATATTGGTGTAGCTGATAGAAAGCCTATTTTTCTGTATTGTACATCTGTCGGAGGCTCTGTTATAGATGGGTTTGGAATTATAGATGCTATTTCAAACAGTAAAACTCCAGTGTATACGATAAACCTTGCATACCAGTATAGTATGGGATTTCTTATTGGTCTTGCAGGACATAAACGTTATGCTATGCCAAATGCAACTTTTCTTCTTCACGATGGACAGAATTTTGTGTGGAATAGCTCTGCAAAGTGTAAAGACCAGCTTAAATTTCAAGAAAAACGTGAGCAGAGAATTAAGGAATATGTTCTTGAACACAGTAACCTTACTGAAAAGGAATATGACGAAAATTATCGTGTAGAATTTTACACTTATGCTGATGAAGCAAAGAAATATGGTTTTACTGACTATATTATTGGTGTAGATTGTTCCTTGGACGAGGTGCTTTAATATGGGAAGAAAATCAATTTCTATTACATATGATAATCCACCGGAAACATTAGAAAATAATCCTTTCTTTGGATTAAAGTTTGATGATGAGCAAAAGGCGTTTAGAGATGCTATTTGGAACAAAGATAAACTTATAGTATTTTGTAATGCAAAAGCAGGAACGGGTAAAACAACAATAGCAACTGCAACAGCAGACCTTCTTGTTAAATTTGGAAGGTATGATGGCATTGTATTTATTGCTGCTCCTACACAAGAACAGAAACAGGGCTTTCTCAAGGGTTCTATTGAAGAGAAAAGTGAACCCTATTTTGAGCCTTTTTATCAAGCTTTGGAAAAGATAGGTGTAAATCTAAATACAGCTATGTATTCAGATATAATGAATGAAAAGAACGGTACAGCATATATAGAATGTATGACACACACGTTTTTGCGTGGTTGTAATTTTGAAAATAAAATCGTCATTGTTGACGAAGCACAGAATTACTATACTGATGAATTGAAAAAGGTGCTTACAAGAATACACGATAATTGCAAGGTGGTTGTTATAGGTCATTCAGGACAGATTGATTTATATAGTAACCCTCAGAACAGTGGGTTTGTACGTTATCTTAATCATTTTACAAAAGATGAAAGGTGTGCTGTGTGTCAGCTCACGCATAATTATCGTGGTTGGATAAGTAACTATGCAGATGAATTAGAATAATGCAAGGAGATATTTATAACGGCTTCAAAAATTAACAGAAAATATAGTTGCGACGTAAAGGGTCTTATTTCTACTGATGACGGTATAATTACTATCGAGGTAGAAGATATGGAAGAACCTGTTGTACTTGCTGACTTTATTAAGGATTTTGTAGGCAAGCCCGATGTTAAGATTTCAGTTTCTTATGGTGAGGAACTGTAAAGGGAGGACTTAATATAAATTTTTCTACATACGAAGAGGAACTTGAATATCTTGTAGACAAGGTAGATAATCCTCTGAATAATAAAACTTGGGTGGATATGGTTGATGAGTTAAATACTAATACTCACCCAGATGTACTTAGAAAATCATTTACTGGTGGTCGCTATGGTGGGTATGCTGTATATAAGTATTTCATCAATAAGATTGCCGAGGGTTGTTCTACTGAAGAACAGGAACGTCTTGAAATTTTAAGAAATGAAGTATATAAAGAACGTTGCAAAAATGCAGACATTCTCAGAGAAAAGAGAAAAATTCTGCGTGATGAAGCAAGATTTGAAACACTCACAGACGTTCTCAAAGAAGAAATCAAGAATTTAAAACCTATTAAGTTGAATGATTTTAAGTCAAGTACAAAATCAGAAAGAGTTTATGGTATTGCACAGTTTTCAGATTGGCACTATGGCAAGCTAATAGATAATCAGTGGAATTATTATGATTTAGATGTTGCTGTTGAACGTGCAAACATCATTGCAGATAAGATTATTGTTAAGAGCAAGAAACACGGTGTAACAGACCTTATTGTTGAAATAAATGGTGATATGTTGGACGGTATTATAAATATGTCGTCAAGAAATGTTGAAGAAGCTGATATTATCACTCAGATAGTGGGAGTTTCAGAACTTCTTGCACAGGTTATAAATAAGCTTATCCCATATTATGAGAATGTTAAGGTTATCACTACATTGGGAAACCACGGACGCTGCTTCGCTGATAAACGGGCTTGTGCAACGGCTGAAAATTTCGAGATGCTTATTCCTGAATTTCTCAGGCTTAGACTTGATAAGCGTGTAACTCTCATTACATCTCACGGTCTTGATTTTGCATCGTATGAAATTAATGGTGATCTGATTTGTGTTGTACACGGTCAGAATGATAAACTTGCTACTGTAATTTCTGATTTTACAAATGTATATAAGAAACTTCCAAAGGAAATTCACCTTGGACATACACATTCTTATAAGGATATAAACGACTGTGATGTGTTTGTTACTGTTAATGGTAATTTGTGTGGAAGTGATGATTACGCCGTTTCATTACGCAAGATAACAAAGCCAAGTCAGAACTTTATTGTTTATGATGGTTCTGACAGGTGTATTTATAGTCTGATGGCAGATTAAAATTTATTGATATTGAAAGGAATATAAAATATATGACAAAGGCTGAATTTATTACAAAGGTTAGAGAACACTCGGAGCTTTCCAAGACACAGATTGATGACGTACTTGCAGTAATTCTTGATACTATTATTGATAGTGTTGCAGCTGGTGAAAAGGTTAATTTTGTTGGTTTTGGTTCTTTTGAAAAGCATAAGAGAGCCGCAAGAACAGGCGTAAATCCCTCTACAGGAAAGCCTATTGAGATAGCAGAGAAGAATGTACCTGCTTTTAAGGCAGGTAAGATGTTCAAGGATACAGTTGCTGAAAGTAAGTAATTCGGGGTGATTATATGTTAAAGATAAAGTCTCATAATACATATCCTGCAACAGAAATGTTAGTTGGCGATATACTTGACGATGTTAAGCAGAAGATTGATGTATCTGTAGTAGTACAGGGTGATATCGCAAAGCCTATTATTAAAGCAATGATGAATATTGACGATATTGATATTCAGCTTCTTGATTATAATGACTTTGATTATTGTGGCGAATATTATATTGATGTTTCTTGGCGTGACAATATTCCTGAACTCTGGGTTGAGAAAGCTTGGAGCGATGAAACAAAGAGATATCTTTGTGGCGAAGTTGATTTTTATTATGTAGCTTCTGATATCAGTACAGATATGTATAATTATCTTGATGGTCTTGGAACAGTGTTCTCTGTTGAAGAATAATTAAATAATAATATTGAGACGGTGGGTTGCAATAGTGGCTCACTGTCTTTTTATTGCGGAATAGAGAAGTCAGAATCTCGCTTGTTTCATAGGTAAGAGGTCGTTGGGGCAGAGCCAACTTCCGCATCCATATGAAGTGATACCAACACTCTTAAAATAAATGGTAAAAATGGAAAATATAAAACAGTAATAAACTTGTTTGTAAGAAAGATGCTTGCATTTTTCCCATTTTCACTACCGTTTGTGAAGTTTATTTGTCCAGTCGAGGGTGGAATGACATTAAACTCTACCCTACCATAATGGTTCTGAGAAAATAATTATCAGAATTATGTTTGCAATAACCCCGATGAAAACGGTTGTCAACCTTTCGGGACACGATTATAATGAATGTTTATGGAATGATAGTTTTATAAGCAAGTCAACTTTGCATTATGGAAGTATGCAAGATAAGAGAAAAATTCTCAAATTTAGTCGTGGTGCTAAGAGTTATCGCTTCAAAAGGTACGGAACTTATCGCTGTGGCAATAGACGCTCCTGTGGAGAATAAGCCTTATACTAACGAGTGGAATCGCAAAGTCCCTAAGGTAATCCAAATTAACACAGTCTGTTTTGATGCTTGAGAAATCAGGCTATAAGGTAAGTCGCTGGTAAAAGTAGCCATATGACAGTATTGAAAACAAATCTTTTCTTTGTAATGTATTAAAAAAATTTCAAATGCTGAATGACTGGTGAAATTTGTGTATAACCAATTACACACAAGCTTTGAGAATAATCTACGGTAAGAAACTATGGGGTCGCTACCTATAGTTCAGCCTTATCGTCTTGGTGGCTGAAAATTGAAGAAGATAATGGAGGTAAGGCGAAGGTCTTATTGTAAACATAATTGTGAGAATTATTTTTCTCTGTTAGTAAAATAATTATTTAAAAGTTGGAAAGGACGGGATGAAATTGGCTCGTAGTAGAGGTGTTTATAATAGGGTTTATACTCCTGAACTTTGGGAACAAGTAAATCCCGAAAATAAAGCTATACTTGAAGATTTTCTTGCTGAATATAGACAGCAAAAGAAAGCTAATTCTACGATTGAAGCTTATTTTCAAGATGGAAGGTTTATTTTAATTTATGTATTACTTCACCATAAAAATAAATCTATTCTTGAAATGAGCAAAAAAGATTTCAGAAATATGAGTATTTGGCTTTCTGAAGATTGTAATATGTCGGCAAATAGAGTAAATAGGCTTAAAGCAACCGTAAACAGTATGCTTACTTACTGCGAAGAGGATGATGAATACAATTATGATGTCAATTATGCTAAAAAGGTAAAAGGTCTTCCGAGGGAACGAGTTAAAACTAATGATAACGATTTTTTCTTTACGTTTAAAGAATTTATCGCAGTTAGAGATAAGCTTGTTGAAATGGGTGATTTACAGACAGCAGTTTTATGGAGTTTAAGTTATGATTCTGCTGGCAGAAGAAATGAAATATACCAAGTTAAGAAAACAGGATTACTTGATGGAAACAAGACAAATATCGTTAAAGGAAAGCGTGGTAAGACATTTCCTCTTGTTTATCTAAATGACACTAAGGAGTTAATACGTCAATATCTTGAAGAACGTGGAGATGATGATATTGAAAGCCTTTGGATTAACGGACACGGTAAGAATAAGGTGGAAGTGACCAAAGATGCCCTTTACAATCGTATATTAAAATGCTCAAAGATATTGTCTGAAATTCGTGGTGAAGAAGTTAATATATTTCCACATAGTATAAGACATTCTCGTTTGGAGTGTTTATCTACCGGTCAGGATGAAAGGCTTAAAAATCCAGATGGAACTAATAAGGTATTTGATTTAGATCACGTCCGAGTAGTGGCACATCATACAGACGTAGGAACAACCCAAGGATACTTAAAGAACAAAGATGAAGATGTCATAAATGATATGTTTGGATTTGAAGGATAACCTCGTCTCACAGCAGACACATTAAAATACATAGCGATTTACCCACACAATATAAAACGAAATGTTGGAATAGAGACAATAAACCTATTCCATTGTAGAAGGATACTACTAAAAACCGCAAAGGTTACTGCACCTAAAGCAGTTGTATATAGGGGTTACAGAAGCCGTCTAAAATCTGCAAAGCACCATTCATCACAAAATGGTGCTTTTATTAATATCTGAAGTTCCGTGTTAGGAATTAAGGATGACCAAATTAATAAAAATTGGAGGTGGGATAATGCCACAAAAAAAACGAGCTAAAGCACCTGTTGGAAAAAAAGTATGTCGAGAATGTGGAAAAGAAAAAAATTTATCACAATTCTACGTTGTGAGTTCATCATCGCCCTCCAAAATATCATCTGTTTCAAGCGATGGTAAAACTTACGATATTTGTAAAAATTGTATTAAAACAGGGTCTTGCAATTCAGATGGAACTATAAACGTTGAAATGTTTAAACAGAAGTTAATGTTGATGGATAAGCCTTATGTTCCAGAAGCTTTGGACTCTGCTATAAAAGAAGTACAAAAATCGGTTGAACTTGGAAAAGGTAGAACTGATATTATAGGGTGTTATTTTAAAAATATAGGAACTTTACCGCAATACTCAAAATTGGGATTTCTCGATTCTATAAATCTTTTATCTCAAGGTAAAACTGTTTCTTCGGCAGTTACAACAACCAGTAAGACCGTTAATAAGAATGAGGAAGTGTATGTAAAGCAAGTCGATGACTTTGTAGTAACCGATGATGTTTTAGATTTGTTTGGTGATGGATATACAAAAACGCAGTATAGAAAAATGGTTAAAAAGTTCAACAAACTCAAAGAAAATTATTCTATACAAACAAATTTGCACGAAGAAGCACTCGCTACATATGTACGTTTTAAAGTAAAAGAAGAGGAAGCCACTGCACAAGGGGACGTAGGATCTGCGGACAAATGGAACAAAGCAGCACAAGAAGCTGCCGATAAAGCAAAACTTACACCCAAACAACTCACACAAGCTGATTTACAAGGTGGTGTAACTTGTATCTCCGAAATATCCAAAGCTTGTGAGCAAGCAGTAGATATTGTTGAAATCTTACCAAGATTTAGATACCAGCCCAATGATGCACCAGATTTTATTATTTGGTGTTATATTAACTATTGCCGTAGGCTTAAAGGGCTTCCATTGTGCGAATATAAAGATGTATATGCTTTTTATGATAAGATGAAAGATGATTATTTATCTCAATATGGAGACCCCTATGGGATTTTTACGGATGATACCTCTAAAAAAAACAGACCTTCTGTTGAAACATTTATAAAATTACCAAAGGATTATAAAAACGGTGATGACGAATGAATGAGCAGAGAATAAAAGAGTTTGAAAAAAATAGTGATAGTATCTTTGGTAAAAATCTTCATAACTATTATAATTTTATAAGTTGGGCAAAATTCTATCCTGATTTACTTTTGGACTTAATGAAGCCCGAAACAGGCGGTATAAATCTACATTTAGATCAACGAATTTTTTTGCGTTGTGATGTAAGATTTATGAGTATGTATGGGGTATTTTCTCGTGGTTATGGTAAAACATTTGATGAGGTTTTATCAATGGTTGTTGTAGCTATGCTTTTCCCTAACATTGAATTAGCATTGTCGGCACAGACAAAAGAGAACGCTGCTGATTTGCTTAAAGCAAAATGGAATGAAATATCAAAATTATATCCATTATTAAAAAATGAACTTCAAGATGACCCCAAGTTTTCTAAAGGTAACGCATTTATTGAATTTAAGAATGGTTCAACTATTGATGCTATTGCTAACGCTCAGTCTACTAAAGGACAACGACGTAGACGTTTAAAGATAGAGGAGTCAGCTTTATTGAATAATGTATTATTTCAAGATGCACTTGAACCTGTTGTTGAAGTTCCCAGACTTACAGTTGGAAAACTGGCAATCGTTGACCCTATGGAGTTAAATCAGCAAATTCATTTTTTCACAACAGCAGGATTTAGAGGTTCTGACGAATATCAACGTAGTATTACTATGATTGATGATATGGAAAATTTGAAGGGGAAAATTGTTCTTGGAAGTAACTGGCAACTTCCGTGTTGGTATGGAAGAGGTAGTAACAAAAGTAAAATACTTTCAAAAAAGAAAAATTCATCAGTTGTTGCTTTTGCACAAAACTATGAACAAGAATGGGTTGGTTGCTCTGATGGAGCATTAGTAAATATAAATAGATTGATGAATTGTCGTACTCTTACGGAAGCAGTGATAGAATCAAAGAACGAAACAGATGAATATTATCTTGGAGTTGACGTAGCACGAAGTCAGAAAACATCAAATAACCAATCGTCTGTTGTTGTTGGTAAAGTGAGAAGAAGTGCTGATAAAAGTAGAATTGTATCTATTGATGTTGTAAATATTATTAAAATTCCTAATATATTAAACTTCACAGCACAAGCAATTAAAGTAAAACAGATATTCAAAAAGTACAATGCCAAAGCTGTTGTTGTAGATGGTAATGGTCTTGGTGCAGGTTTAATTGATGAGTTGTTGAAGGAATCGTTTGACCCTATAACAGAAGAAAGCATAGGTTGTTGGGATACAATGAACGATGATAACACACCAGAAATACCTAATTCTCCAAAAGTATTATATAACCTCAAAGCACAAAGTTGTCAGAGTGAAATAGTAACAATATTTATAGATATGGTAGATAGTGGAAAATTAAAACTTCTTGAAAAACGTCAGGATTGTGATTTTGAAGATAGCGAATGGGATAAATTTGACGATAATGTCAGACCGTTTATGGAAACTGATGCCTTTATAGAAGAAGCAGCTAATCTAAAAATGAAGCACCTTAATAATGGTGGAATTACTATTGATAAGGTTGTAAAAAAAATAGATAAAGACCGAGTATCTGCTATGATTTATATGTTATGGTATATAAACAAATTTGCTCAAGAGATAGATAATTCTGATTATGATTATGCAACTTTCATAAACTAAGTATCTAAAAATAATAGAAAGGCGGTGAAATTATGAGTGATATAGAAAACAAAGAACCCTCTTATGAATATAATTCACAATGGAATAATATTGTATATGCAAATATGAATTTCGATTTATTTTCTTGTTATACTCCTGAACAAATCAAAGATATACTATCCGATCCTATTACAAATAATGAGCAAATAAGAAAACTTAGTCGTAGAGTATATAATACAAATCCTATTGTGTCAAATGCAGTTGATTATATAGTATCTCTCCCCTGCCTTTCACACATACTTACTTCAACTGGTAAAAGCAAAAAGAAAGTCAAAGATAATAAGCAAAAGGTAGAAAGTATTTTATGTGATATTCACGACAAGAATATCATACGAGACTTTTTATTTAGGGATTGTCTTGATGGAGCTTGCTATTATTACTTTGATATTCAAGCACAAAGTCCTGATAATACAAAATATGTTTCAGATTATGAAATTACAAGCATTATGGAGTTGAACAATTCTGATGTCTCGGTAGCTATGATTCCACTTCCAGTAGACTATGTAAAAATAAGAGGTTATAAGAATAATCGACCTGTTATTGCTTTTAATTTGGATTATTTCAATCAATTCACTAATAAGAAGAAAACAAATAGGTTAAAGTGTTATCCTTTTGAAATTCGTAATGGATATGAAAAATGGAATAATGGTAAAACTGTTGGTAACTGGATTGTTTTAGATAATAATAAAACAGTTGTACATAAAATCAAAAGTGATAAACGTGAACCCTATGGGAGACCTATAACAATTTCTGCTTTAATTGATATTTTTTACAATGACTATCTTACTACTACAAAAAGAAGTGTTCTTGGTGAAGTGAACAATAAAATTATTTATCAGACGTTGCCAGAGGGCGAAAAGGGTAGATGTAGTCTTACAAAAGACCAGCAGGAAAATCAGCATAACACAGTTAAAAGTGCAGTAATGACAAAAAATAATCGTGGAGGAACATCGTTCTTTACGGTTGCTGCTGGTACAAAGATTGATTCTGTTGATACAAGTGTTGATATTCTGAATGAAGAAATTGAACCTAAACTTAATTCAAATATTGCAATGGGTTTAGGTTTTGCATTAGGTCTTTTGGATGGTGAAAGTGGAAATTATTCATCTCAACAGCTTAGTCTTGAGCTTCTGTTTAGCAAAATTTATACTTGGGTTACTGAAATAGCAGATGAATTGTCTTATGTTATTAACAAAAATATAGTGAAAGACAAAAATAATGAAATTAGTATTTATTATTTACCCACAAGTCTTGTAAATAGAGACAAATTTGTTGCTTTGAATAAAGAACTCTATATGTCTGGTAGTGGTAGCAAGTCTGCTTGGATTTCATCTGTTGGCTGGGATTTAAATGCTTATCTATCACTTATGGATATGGAAAAGTCAGAAAAATGGGATGATAAGTACACCCCTCATCCAACATCTTATAATTCATCAGGAGATGGTATTTCAAACGAAGAAGATAAGGGTGGAAGACCCAATGTTGAAAACGCAACCAATGATAACACTTTAATATCACAAGGAAATGACACAAATAATCAGCCTAAACCGAGTACAAGTTGATGGAAAGGTGGTGATTTATAATGAAACTTTTTGAAATTAACAATAAACAGGAAAAAAAGACAGGCTATAAGAGATTTAAACTTATTCTTGCTGAAATTTATGATAAATCCTGTATTGTTAATGAAACAGGCACAAAATATAATGATAATGGTATCACTTGGATAGATGAATATGTTGAAAATGTAAAGGATACTCTTATCGGTTCAAGTGTTACTGTTGAATTTACAGATGATAGCAAAACAGATATTCTTGGTCACGGCGAAACAGGAGAATATAAAGATGGTGTTCCCCTACTTAGTAATGCCACTACGATAGGTCATTTTGATAAGGCTTATATGGACGAAGTTACAGATGATGACGGAGAAACTAAAAAAGTTTTTGTAGGCGAAGGCACATTAGACTATATGAGATATTCTGATTGTATTGACCTTTTATCTGAAAAGCTGTCTAATAACGAAACAATTTATGGTAGTGTGGAAATTGTAAGAACAGAAAATAATCCTGCGTTGGTTTACTTGTATGGATATAAAGATATTGGTAGAATACCAACTGAATTTGAATTTTCTGGATATGCTCTCCTTGGCTGTGGTGTTCAGCCATCAGATCATACAGCTTCACTGCTTGAATTGAATAATAAAAATAATAAAAATGAGGAGGAAATCATAACGATGGACGAAAAAACACTTGGTATGATTACAGATTCCATTAAGGCTACTATTTCTGAGTGTAATAGTAAGAATGAGGAGTTTGAGTCAAAGATTACTGAGCTTAATTCTGCTCTCGAAATTAAGACAAACGAAAATAATGACCTGTCTGATAAAATAGAGAAGCTTCAGAAGGCAATTCAGGATATGGAAACTGAAAGAGAAGGTTTTTATGCGGAAAGAGATGCTCTTGAAAAAGAACTTGGTACATTGAAGGCAGAGAAGAGACTTGCTGAAATGAATGCTGCTCTTGCTAATTTTACAGATGAACAGAAGGAGTATGCAAAGGCTGAAATCGAAGCATTTAATGCTGACCCTATTAAGTCTGAAATCAATTCTATCACTGCTAAGATTTACGAAGGTATCGGCAAGGCTACTATTGCTTCTGAAACTGAAAAGGCAAAGGTTCTCGCAGAACAGAACTCTAAGAAGATTGATATTTTTGCTGATGTAGATGATACTTCTACAAATAGCAATGACGATGGTTCTATTTATTAAGTTAGAAAGGTGGATTTTATAAATGATTAAGGTATATGAAATTTCTCAGATTGAGAAGACTGGTATCGGTGATGGTACAGTTAAAGCTGCTTCTGGTGGAACAAAGAATTTTTATCTTGGCACTGTTACAAATGGTGTAGTTGCTTCTGCCCCTACAACTGGTCTTGGTATTAAGCTCATTGCTAATTATGGTAAGGGTGATGATGCTTATAAGGACTTTGTTACTCCTGCTGGTGAGCTTGTTACAGCTTGGGACGTATCTGCTTGGAAGGGTAAGTTCCTTCAGGTTTCTCCTGATAGTATTACATACGGTTCTTCCGAGACTTATGCTTCTATTACTGCTGGCACAACTCTTATGGCTGCTGGTACAGACGGTAATCTCAAGATTGTAGAGAATAATACTGGCATTTCTGATGGTGGTGTATATTTCAAGGTGGCTAAAAAGATTAACTTTGATGGTAACGGTGTGCTTGTTGAAGTTGTTGTAAAGTAAGATATAAGAAAGGATGAATAATAATTATGGATATGACTTTTGAAATGAACAACGTAAGACGTGATTCTGATGTCACTCTTACAAATAAGATTAAGCCTAATTCTCCTATTGTAGAAATTTTCTCTGCTCTCACAGATGGTAAGGACACATCTAAATACGGTAAGAAGACAGATACTGTGGTAAATAGACTCAAGGAACTCGGTGCAGGTATTGCTAATGGTGATGCTAAGTCTCTTGCAGAGCTTAACACTATTAGAAAGTATTCTGTTGAGCCTTTTCTTACCGCAGAAATTCAGAATCTTGCTGTATTTGGTGATTTTGAAGCTCTTGAATATGACGAGTCTATTGAGGTAGAGTCTTGGAAGTTTATTGGTGACAAGTCTCGTGAGCAGGCACTTAACGCTGATGTAATTTTCCCTGCAATTACGGGTGACAAGTATGCAGTAGGCACAAAGACTATTTCTGGTGGTTGGGCTACTGATTATCGTAGACTTATGCTTGGCGATATGTCCAAGGAGAACGAGGGTAAGAATCAGGTAAGAATTGATATTATCAATAAGATGAAGAAGGCTATTGTAACTAATGCTTACAATGCTGTTAAGAACGCTACTCCTGTAAAGTATTTCTTTGAGGGTGCAGGTCTCACTAAGGCTGGTGTTGATGATGTCCTCAAGAAGGTAAGAAGACTTGGCACAGGTGCTACTGTAATCGGCGATTATGCACTTCTTCAGCAGTTCACTCCTTGGGCTGGTTATAACTCTGAATTTGTATATAATTCTTCAAGATATGGTTATACACAGGGTATTTCCGCAGAAGACCTTAGAGACATTCGTACAAAGGGTATTCTCGGTGCATATAATGGAACTATTCTCGCAGAGATGACAAATCCTTATGATTATTCTTCTCTTAACGCATCAGGTGACAATTTTGATACTATGCTTAATGCAGGTCTTGCCATTGTTGTTCCTACTGGTGGTCAGTATGGTTCTCCTATTAAGTCTTGGACAAGAGGTGGACTGACTACATTCAGTGGCAATGATGTAACAACTGGTCATATACTCACTCGTATGGATATTGAGTTTAACATTTTGCAGACTCCGTATATTGAAAAATGTGCGTAAAAATAAGCATTGAATTGCTGGGAACTCTTAAAACTATTCAAACTACAACGTAATACCTTAAAGGGTATAAGCGTGAATGTTACGAAAGTAGAAAAAATTGAATAGATAGTGCAAGGTTAAAACCTAAACACTTTGACAATGGATAATCAGCAGCTAAGACCGAAAGGTAAAGTTCAACGACTATTCCGTAAGGAAGTACATACAAGCGTATGGAAGTGGTGCTTGCCCCTAATGGGTAAAGATATAGTCTATCCTTTATAGAAATATAAAGAAGTTTAAAACTGGCGAGGATTAGCGTCCCTCGTTGAATAAAAATATAGTGCAACTGATGTTACAAAGGGCAGAGAGTTCCAGATTGGTATGCTTTCTGATACAAACCTTTAATTTAAATTATAAAATTTAATGCTGTTAAGGGCTGTTGATTGACAGCCCTTAATTAGTATATATGAAAGGATATATTGTAGATATGGCAAAAACGTCTAATAATACAAAGACTGTTGAAAATACAATTCCTGATGAAATCTCTGTTGAAGTTACAGAAACAAAGCCCCTTAGTATGGAAGAAAAGATAACACTTAAAAATCTTGCTAATTGGATGGTAGGATTTAATAAGATTGAATCTAACGGTGAAGTAAATATTAATGCTGGTGGTTCTGTCCGTGTATCTCGTGCAGAGGTAATTTCTCAGTATGAAAACGGCAATAAGCTTCTGCGTGGTGATGGTGATGGTACTCACGCTACTATTTATATAGACGATAAGGCAACAAGAGATTATCTTGACATCACATCTGAACTTATTGATAAGAATAAGGTGAAGAAGATTTTTGCAATTAACGGTCTTGATGATTTTAGAAACGAAATATATAAAACATTTACTACTCAGGCAGAAAAGGTTCTTCTTATTAAACTCATTAGAGAGTGTGGATTTAATGATTTCAACAAGATAAGAGAATGTGAAACTCTTTGTGGAATGACAGTATAAAAGAAAGGATGTGGTGAGAATAGCAAGCACTACATATATAGATGTGGTTAATGTTTTTGAAGCCACATTTCAAGAAAAATTTCAACTCAGTTCAGACCTTGTATTTCAATGGTTTAGTATGGCAGTGGAAGAATTTTCAAGGGAAATAGAGCCACTTGTGTTTGACAAAGACACGGATTCATTTTTGTATTATGATAAAAATGAAAATCTTATTCCACTTCCTTATTTATACATACAAATACTTGGTTACACAATAAAGCGTTATTATTGTGAACGTCAGTATGATAGGATAATAAAGCGTACTAATATAATTGGAAAAGATTTAACACTTAATAATACCAGTGCAGACAAAGCACACGCAAAAGAAGAGTTGGATTACGTTGATACAAAAATAGCAGAATTTTATGATAAACTGTTACCTACTGCTTATAGTTGAGGTGAGCTTATGAGTGCAGATTGGTATTTAATAAATTCACCACATTACACAGAAGGCACAGAAACTAATGATTTCGAGTTTAACGCTAATCTTGGCGTAGATGATTTTTTAACAGATACACCATTATCAAGTAAAATTTTTCTTTGCAAAGGTAAATTTAACAATGATGATAAATCATTTGAATTTGAATACGAAACAGAAGGTATTCTGCAAGGAGTGTCTCCTGAAACTCAAACTAAAGGTTGGCAACGTCAATTATTAACGAGATTAAGAACAATATCTGATTATAAATATGTAAAGATATATGATGAAGATTATAAACGATGGAATATTTGGCTTATTATGACTATGCCATCAAATAACAAAGTGTATGAAAAAGTTGTTTTATATTTATGCAATTACATAGCTAAATGGCAAGACGGCGATGGTAATATAATTTATCAGCCGTTTCACGTTGAAAATGCTTCTCAGTATAATACAGGTGAAGAAGGAGATAAAATTCTTACACTTGGATATAATCAGCTTTTAGTTTATACATCATTAGATGATAATACAGTATATCTTAATCGTACAAAACGAATGTTTATTGATTATAATGACATAAATCCATTACCGTATAGAATTACAAGAATAGATACTGTTAGTGAATCCTATGGTGAAAATCGTGTGATTTGTCTTGTATTTACAGAAGATGTTTATGATCCAGATACTGATTCAATAGAAAATTGGCTTTGTGATTATATCAAGCCCAACTCCCCTACTCCGATAGAGATTATATACACAGGCAAACCTGTAATTCGTATCGGTGGTTCTGCTAAAACATTTACTGCTAATACAGCCGAAGATGTTGCTTGGGCTATTGATAACAATTTTAACGATGCTGTGTCTGTTGTTTCAAATGGTAATACTTGCAAGGTTAAATGTGCTTTTAATGAGGATATTGTAAATCAGACATTTACATTATCTTGCACAGATAAAAATAAAAATATCGGAATGGTTGAGATCACTATAACTGGAGGTGTTTGATATAGGTAAATATGATAACCTAATTGAAGATTATCGTAATGTCATAACAAACACGCTGTTATCAAATGAAACGATAATTTCACTTTTGAGCAAAGATACTCTTGGTATCGAAGATGCAGATAGTTTGCTTTGGGATAGGATAATCCCTCAACAGTATGTTCCCGATACTATCACTGACACAGGCTCATATATTCTTTATGACGTAGATGAAAATATCATTTCTCGACAAGACAAAACTTATATTGAATTGCCTATTTATTTTTGGGTATTTACACATAGAAAGTCTCCTATTTACAAAGGTAGACTTTGTAATGATATTTTGGTCAGAGAAATAAAGAATATGTTTTCAGAGAAGGATTTGCTTGGTCTTGCAAATATTCATTTTGTATCCAATCGTATTCAATATAATATCTCAAATAAATATGCTGGTCGCTTATTAACCTTTAGGGTAACGGATTGGTCTGACAAGGTACGATTAAAAAATGAATAATTTCAGCTTATTACACAAATTCACTTATGAAGTAAATGATAATATAACAATCAACATTCCAAAAGTAGGAGATATATGGGATAGTGATAGCAAGTATGAAAGATACGAAAAATATTATTTAAGTATGGTATCATTATTTACTCAAACACCTACAGATATGATGATTGAGCTTGACGACATGGGATTAGATTGGACTGAAGTTGATGAGTATAGTTTATTTATTATTCTAATGAGTTCATTTTTGTCTGACATAAAAAATCCCGATTTTCCCATCAAATGGAACTCATTATTTCTCAATTTAGATTATAAAGATATTGTCTTAAAAGCAGATGACGCAGAAAATAATTTTGCTTTTGTAAATTCAAATGGAGATGTTATATTTAATAAACAAATATATAATTACATATCCGATTTGCTTTGTGCTGTTTTATTAACAACAAAAAATCGAGAATATGCAAAAGTTCCAGAAATAGATACTCGCAAATATATTCTTGAACGTGCAAGATTAAAACGAAAAAGGCGTTTAGAAAGATTAAATAATAAAAGAGAAACAACCTCATCTTCCGTTTTAGATGGAGTTATTTTATTTTTAGTCAATAATAATGCCTTTAAATATAATTTTGAAACAGTAAAAGAATTGAGTATTTATGATTTATATGCTTCATTTAAGCAGATAAATAAAAACCAAGAGATTGATGGTCTTATGACGGGTTACTGGTATGGTAACGTTGACTTGTCTAAGATTTCAGACTCTAAGTTAAAAAGAATAATTTTATAAAAAGAAAGGATACGATGATTATGACTCATATTATTGCTATGCTTGAAGGCTGGACTATTACATCTGTAGAGACAATTGAAAACTATTCTCGTACAGACGATACTTGTATTAATATTCTCGATGAGATCAAGAATGTAAAGCTTTCTAACACAGAAAACAGTTCTGATGTAACTGGTAAGAATGATGCTACACTCTTTACAATCAAGAAGGGTAAGGCTGTTGAAGGTTCTGGTTCTTCGGGTTATATTTCTGGTTCGCTTATGTCACTTCAGACGGGTTCTGATGCTGTAGAGGGCAAGATTAAGTTCAGAAAGAGAGAAGTAATTTCTTTTGAAGCAAATGCTGGTGAAGTAACTACAGTTGAAACTGCTGTTGGAACTGCTGGTTCTGAAATTCTTAGTGTTCTTATTACAGTTGATAATACAACAACTAAGTATGAACAGGCTTCTGCTGCTGATGGCACACATTTCTCTTATGCTACTACTACAAAGAAGCTTTCCCTTCCAACTGATGTAGTTAAAGCAGGTACAATTGAAGTAGTTTATGATTATGAAAAGGATGGTGCTTCCGTAGGTAACTCTTCCGATACATATGGTAAGACAACTCATACATTTATCAACTGCCTTGGCAAGAATACTTGCGATGAAGTTTACTTTGTACAGATTGAAATTTATCGTTGCGACTGGAACGCTAACTTTGACTTCGACCTTGGTGGCGATGGTGTAGAACACCCATTCCAGTTCAAGAGCCTTGTTGACAAGTGTGGCAACGGTGACTCCAAGTTCTGGGACTACAAGGTTTACAAGAAGGCATAATTATAAAGTAGGTAAAATCCTATGGAAGTAATTAAGCACTGTCTTGTTTGTGGAAAAGAATTTAAAGCTTGCAATACTTGTCAGAAGAATATTCCCGAAATGCTTCAGTGGCGCAGAGTAGTCTGTTGCCCTGAGCATTTTTCTTTTCATATGCCTATTATTGAATATCATAATGGTGTTATAGATAAGGAAACTGCAAAGTCAGAATTACAGAACGCTATTGATGCCTATGGGAATATTGATTTTTGCGACAATGTAAAAGGCATTGTTGAAGAAATCCTCACAGAAGATGAGGTAACATCTGAATGTGATGCACAAACATATAATACTGAGTTTATTCCTAAATTCACAAACAAGAGCAAAAAGAGAAACAAGTAAATACAGGGAGGACAACCATTTATCGACAACCGTTGAACGTGGTTGTCCTCCCTATTTTTTTATGTTATATAGGAAGTGAGCAATAATTAAGTTTATAGCAATAGACCAAGCAAGTGCCGTTAGTGGACTTGCTATTTTTGAGGATAATGAGCTTGTACAATATAACATTATAGAATTAAAGAAAATTAAAGATACAAATGAAAGAATACATGAAATGATAAAACAGTTACATAATCAGATAGTTGAAAATAATGTAGATTATGTTGTTTTTGAAGATGTAAGTCTCCAAACAAATGTATCAACTTTAATACTATTGGCTCAGATACAGGGTGCTATTATAAACACTTGTGTAATGAATAATATTTGTTATAGTGTGTACAAGCCTACATTTTGGAGAAGCAAGCTTTCTTTTAAGCAGTCCCGAAACGTGAAACGTGCTGAATTGAAACAGCAAGCCAAAGATTATGTTTTGAACAAGTATAATCTCAAACTTAAAGAAGATATTTGCGATGCTATTTGTATTGGCGAAGCTTTTATTAAAGAAAATTCAAATAGGTAATAAGGAGAAAATTATGGCAGAAATGGTTACACTTACATTTGCAGAAATGCAGTCTTTTATCAATTATGTGGTTGATAATACTCTTATTTATGGTATGGGATATAAGGACGTTCTCGCTCAGTATTGTACAGCAAAGTTCTATGGTAAGATAGAATTTGAGTCTGATGACATTGCAGAGATTTATGATAATGAATACGAAAAACTTTATAGTGATTACGCTATAAATAAAGGTCAGCTTAAAATGATTGAAAATGCAATCAATGAGGAACTTGACCGCAGAATTAAGCTTCTCTCAGCAAGTATGGTTATGGCAGATGCTAATGATGCTATTGCAAATCTTGCTACTAAGCTTTCTAATTTTGTAAATGCTCTCGGTAATGCTTATAGTGAAACAAATTCAGAAGATGTTAAGACGATTGCACAGGCTATGAGCAAACTTAAGAATGATGTGACAGCGGACAGTCTTATTAAGGCTATGGTGGATAATGGTGTTATTAAAGGCAAGAAGAAGGCTACAAAAAAGCCTAAGACTGTTACCGAAGTAGCTGAGAACGAGGAAATTGTAAGGAATATTTCCGTAAGTAAGGGTGGTGAGTAATATGTTTACAGCAAAGAAAACTATTACAGCAAATAAGGATATTACTCCACGTTTTGCTAAGAATTTTGTTGCAAAGGTTACACATATTAAATCAAATGTATATTTTATAATGGGAAATCGTGAGATAAATGCCAAGTCAATTCTTGGTATTATTAGCATTAACATTATGAATGGCGATAGATTTGATGTTTGTATTGACAGTTCTGTTTCTCAGGAGTGTGCTGAGAATGATATGGACAAGGTAATTGAATTGCTGATGGGTGATTAATGTGGATTTGAAATCACAGTTAAAAAGTATTGACGTAACTAAGCTTAAATTTAAGAATGGCAAGACTTATAGTCAGGTTATGGTTGAAGAAGCTAATCGACTTAGGGACTGTATTCAGGCAAGACTGGACGAGTATATGAATAGCTATCAGCCTAAGATATATAGTCGCACGGGGGCATTACAGAATTCATTAAAAGTTGATGATATTTTAAATCTTAAAGTAACTGGAAAAACTATGAGTCTTGACATTTATTTTGATGACAGTGGATACCATCGTTCGGGCGATGGTGTCCAAGGCTGGGACGGCAATGGTGAGACTGTAAACACAGCTTATTTGCTCAACTATGGTTATGAAGTAGAAAAGGACGTATGGTTTAAGGATATTCCCAACTTTGGTTATCGTTCTGCTGGTCACTTCATAGAAAACGGAATAGCAGATTTTGAAGCAAGCAACCCGTACGGAATAAAGATAAAAGTACATAAACCTAATGGATATAAAGTATAAAAATAAATATAGTATAAAGGATGTGATTTAATGGCTAAAGATACTGACGGTCTGCTTTTAACGGCAAGCTTGGATATTGACGGGACTTATAAAAAAATAAAAGAAGAAGACATTGCAAAGCTTAATGCTAAATTAGCCAATGATAATTCTGTAAGAGTGAAGATTGTCGGTGGACTTGACTTAAATAAAACACAGTCCCTTATACAATCTCAGATAACAACTATAGGAAAAAATTTAAAACTGAATATTGGTCAGATTGATACAAGTAGTTTGAATACTCAAAATATTACTGATGGTTTAAACAACATTCAGACACAGACAAATCAAGTTGCAAATAGTCTTACAAATCTTGCTGATAAGTTTAAAAGACCTATCAAACCTGTGTTAAACACAGACGGGTTAATCGATGCTGACAAAACTATTGAAAAGGTACAAAAGAAGTTTTCCGAGCTTGGCACTGTTTCTGTCAGAGGCATTTATGGTGATAAGTTAGGTGACGATCAGCTTGAAAAAATGATCGTTAATATTGAAAGTGCGCAAGGCGAAGTGCGTACATTAACGTTCCAAATTGGAGAATTATCTAACGCACAGAAAAAATTAGGTGAAGGAGATTTATTTCATCTTACAAAAGGCACATCAGATAATTCAGGTATTGAAAAACTTATCATATCCACGCAAAAGGCGCAGGATAAAATTAAAGCTTTAAGAACAAGTCTTACCGCCGATCTTGAAGCAATCCGTACTGCATGGAATGATACAAATAGCAACAAGTCTGTTAGATCGACAGCGAATGTTGAGAAACTTGAAACTCAATACGCTAAAGTAGAGCAAGCCATTATAAACCTGAGCCAATCTGACGACACTACATTTGCATCTATGAAAGCAAATGTTGATGTTCAGATCCAAAAGCTCAATCAGATGGTAGCTCAATATCATAACGCTGAAAAAGCAGAAAAATCACTTCAAAATCAAGTAAAAAATTATGGTGATAAGATTGATTCTAATGTTTTAAAATTAAATAATGCTCTGAATCAATCGACTTTTTTAAAGATCTCTTCTAATCCACAAGTAGTTGAAGTAAAAAAACAAATTGCTGATCTTATAACTGAATATCAGACACTTAAAAATACCTTACAAGGAGACCTCACTCCTGATGGTATTCAAAATGTCATTACCAGATTTGATGAATTAGACAAGCAATTCAAGCAAGTAACTACATCTGCAAACACATTAAAGACTTCTATTTCAGCAAGCGACACAATGTCAAAGCAAGCGCAACAAGCAGAATTGCTTACTCAGCGTGTAAAGAAACTTACTGCCGAAATCAATACATATAAAGATTCCAATGCAAAAGCAATGCAAAGCAATCATCTCACATCAAATGGGAAAACCTTTTCTCAAGAGATGGAGGATATGTATTTGCAGCTCTCACATTGTGCAAACAACGATGATTTTCAAAAAATTGCTGCAAATTTCAGAAATATTAAAGCAGAAGCTAAATCATTGGGTCTTACAGGTGGAACTATTTTTACAAACCTTTGGGCTAACTTAAAGAAATTTTCATCTTGGATGAGTTTAACTTCCTTAGTATCTACTTTCGTAATGGATATAAGAAATGCTATCACAGAACTTAAAGAAATAGATACTATTTTAACTGAGATTTCTAAGACTTCTGATTTAACAACTGAGGCTCTCGCGAAACTTGGTAAAACATCATTTGAATCAGCAAGCAAGTATGGCAAAAAAGCAAGTGACTATTTAACTGGTGTGCAGGAAATGTATAGAGCTGGTTTCCAAAATGCTCCTGAAATGTCTGAACTTTCTATACTGGCGCAAGCTGCTGGTGACTTATCATCTGATGCGGCAAACGACTATCTTATAGCTACAAATAGTGCTTATGAATTAGGTGGAGCAATTAAAGATTTAAATGACGTACTTGATGGACAAAATATGATTAATTTTAGTCATGCTATATGGAAACATATAGCGTAATAATTGGCTTTTATCGAGGAAAATCCTGAGAAGGACAACCACGAGGGTAAGTTATGTTATAAAACAATATGGTAAATGGCGAATATAACTAAAACAAAAGATATAATTAAAATCTGTGATGAAAAACAAGTTGTATATGAAAATAGATTTATGAAAAATAAACAGACTTGGGTCAAGTATCATTGTGATAAACATCCTGAATTATTAACACAAGAAAGAAGTATTACTAAATTAAAAAGGTGTTCATTAGGTTGTAGACAATGTATGAAAAATTATATAAGAAATCACGGAAAAACACTTTTTATAGATGATATAGTTAAAAAATTCAAAAAAGAAGATTTACATATTTTAACTGTTTATTTTGATGAGGTATTACAAAGAAGAGTTTTCACTTTTATTTGTAATAAACATAAAAATTATGGAGTACAGACACATGATATAAGAAATTTAAATAAAATCATAACACCTTGTAAATATTGCGCAAACAATTTTAAGAGAGATATGAGTTTATTTAAAGAAAAATTGTTTGAAGTTAATGAAAATATTTCTGTCAGCGGAGAATATATAAACAATAAAACAAATATAAACTGTAAATGTTTAATATGTGGTTCAAAATGGAAGGCAACCCCAGATAATTTATTAAACAAACAAACAGGATGTCCTGTGTGTAGTAAATCAAAAGGCGAATTTAAAATAGCGAAGTATTTAAACAATAAGAATATTGATTTTTTACCACAATATACATTTCATGATTGTAAAAATATTCGACCTTTGCCTTTTGATTTTTATATTCCATCTTATAATCTTCTTATTGAATATCAAGGTAGTCAACATTATATTCCTACTAATTTTTCTGATAGAAATAATATAGAATTATCAGAACAAAAATATCAAAAAGTAAAATGTAATGATAAAATCAAATTTGACTATTGTAAGCACAATAAAATAGCATTGATCGCAATACCTTATTGGGATTATAATAATATTGAGAATATATTAGATAATATATTAAATAGAAAGGAAAGTTTTATAACATAACCCCGTAACGACTAAGTTATGATGTGGTGACACATCATACACGCCAATTACGATAAATAAAGTTTATCCACTACCATATGTCCAATGGAGTGCCTAACGTTAAACGAGGGTAAAGATATAGTCTGGACTCACAATATAATCGTTATATATGAAATGTGAGAATAAGGATTAACGTCCTTATCGCCATATAATAATATGTGGTCAGTACCTTATTAAATAAAGGGAAAGTAACAGAACGAACAAATAATGCGGCAGTTGCAATGCAGGATATGGCTGACGCTACTTCGGAAGCTGCGTCTGTTGCTGCTCAGTATGGAATAGATATTGATGAGCTTTCCGCTCTTATCGCAGTAGCAGTTTCTAAAACAAGAGAATCTGGTTCTGAGGTCGGCAATGCTTTAAAATCCATCTTTATCAATTTACAAGACACGACATCTAAACCTATTCAAGATGCTTTTGCCTCTGTAGACATTTCAATGACTAAATTGGTTAATGGTTCTGAAAAACTCAAAACACCTATTGAGTTAACTAAAGAATTATCGGCTGCATTTACAAGTCTTGATGAGGGTGATACTCGAAGAGCTAATATTTTAAGTGATATTGGTGGTAGATTTTACCACAATGTACAGAAATGTGCATAAAGAACAAATTTAAATGCAGGTAATGAGTAAGAGCCTTACACCACAATAGCGGAGAAATCACGCTATGACGGTACGAAAGTAGAAAAAACGTAAGGATTGTATATGGTCAAAAGCCTAAGTACAGTAACAATCTCTGTTCTTGCAACGAAGTACCCTAACGTTATACTCTGACCAAGAGTTAGTTAAGCCGAGGGTAAGCGCTCAACGACCATTCCCCGATGAGGGGTTATGACAATAAAATAAAGGTGGAAATCCCGAATAGTCATAACATTAGAAGTACGGCTTAATCGCAAATGAAGTGAGTGAAAAACTCTTAAACGGAAAAGGTTTGACTGCTGTTGCATAAGCAACGTGGTTAAGAAATGGTCTGAACTCTTATCGAAAGATAAGGAACATGATTAGATTTTGCGAATCTAATTTAACATAATTGAAATATCACGCTAACACATTAGCAGCGATACTTTCTGACTTAGATAGTTATTACAAAATGCTCGATTACTATTCTAAGGGTCAAGGGTCGGCTACAGAGGAAGCACAAAAGACTGCTGAATCTTGGGAAGGTATGTGGAACAAGATGGAGAACAAATGGACGGAGTTTGTAAATGAATTTGCTAATTCCGATTTGTTTAAGTCTTTAATTGAAAGTGCAACTATATTTATTGATACTCTTTCAGATGCTTCATTTCCACTCAATTTTATACTAACCCAAATAGCTAACATAATTGAATTGACATCAAAATTAACTGACAAAATAGGTTTAATTCCTACTATACTTGGTGGGTTAACTCTTAAAAACGTAGGTGAACTAAGTCTTAAATACGCCCGTTCTTATGCTACCACAGACATAAAGCATAGGGAATGTAACACGTTTTAAAATAAGGTTGTCAAACTGCTGGAAAATGCTAAAGCTGTGTGACTACTCATAACAAGGCATTATGAGAGTGAGGAAACTCGGAAACAATAACACAGATGGACTATGCTGAAACAAAAGCTTGATTTTATAATGAAATTAAGTGCTACGGTCTGCATACTATGTAATAGTACAACAATGTATAATCAGCAACCAAGCCCTGTCGTGAGACACGGAAGGCTCAACGAGTAGATGGCAACTGCCTTGTGGTAAGGTAAAGGTGTACTCTAACCTATGGATAACTCCCATAGTAGTTCCAAAGCAGATTATCCCCTGCTTAGTTTTGACACTATGATAGATAGTGTAGGGATAAATCTATCCAAAAATTACATATTTGTAAATATATCAAAAGATTTGTTAAAGTTTACTTTTTATTTACAATTTGTGCAAATTTACACATAACTTATAACTTTACGCTTTTGCTATGTCATTTTCAACAATTCAACAGACTTTCAACGTTGAAAGATTGTTGAATTATCTTATTGACAAATACAAAAGTTCGTCAAAATGTTAAAATATTAAACGTTTACCTTTAGATGTTTTGTATTTGACACATATTTTAAATTTAATTATAATATATATAGAGAGTATAACAATTTAGCTCTCGTCTCAATTTCATTTAGAAAGGAGAAATATTAATTATGAGGATTGATAGAATAAAAGAAATAGATAGATAAGCGAATATTGATTCTTATTGCCACTTTCTATTTTAGAATGTGGCAATTTTTATAAAATAAACCACTTATGTTATGCAAATAAGTGGTTTAATCATTATATTATAAAATTTCTTTCATTTTGATGTTTGTTTGTTGCTTATTATTTCTTAATTCCAAACAAAATTCTTCAATGGTAGGATATGACTTGCCTTTTCCTGCTGCATTTCTAAAGGACTGTAGAGCGTCTTTCCCAGAGTCAGGATCGTAAAGGAAATAAAATTGCTCTTCAATAATATCTCTATCTACTATTCCCTGCTTCCACGAAATTAAAAGAGCTTCTAAGAAATTTAAATATTGTATTATATACCATCTTATTTCGTTGCATTGTACAACATCAATAGTATACATACGTGAACTGCTATCATTAAAATTTTTATCATAAACATGGCAGTCATGTGCCATATTTTCAGGTTTAATAGTGGTTTCAAAACATTTTTTACACGAAGATTTTTTATAGCTTGAACAAATGGGGCATAATTCTTTTTTAGTTTCAAAATTAACTTCAAATGGCTGTTTATTATATAGGTTTGCACACTGTTCGTGATTAAAACCTTCAACTATACGAACCGCATATGTAGTCTCCCATCGTAAAGATTCAGACCATTTAATCATGTAATCAACTGTCTTTTCTCTACGCTTTTCATCGTGTCTTGCTCTTGAGTCGTTTTTAGCAACTACAAGTTGTATTACCAGTAAAACTAATGACAGAGAACCGTAAGCAGAAATCATTAAAGAGATTATCTCATAATCTCTCATATAGGTTTCTGGTATTTTAATACACAATAACACACATACAACAATAACTGCAACAGTAAGAATACCCAATGTTACTGCTATGGCGGTATTCCAATTAAATTCTCGTTTGTTATTTTCTGTTTTCATAATAATCCTCCTTATTCAGTCATAGTGTATTGTTATACTATAATTATACAATCAGTCTCTAACAAAATCTATACGCTTAATTTCTAAATTTTATATTGTATTATTGTATATATTAACACAAAGAGACATTATATGCCACCGTAAAGTTTGTATTTTTCCTATACTCTTGACATTTTGCTCTGAATATGTTAATATTATCTCAAATAACTACATTTTGAGGTGGACTATATGAAAAGACAGATTGTTTCGTTTATGATGGCAATTTCTTTAATTGTGACATCAACATCTCCTGTTATGGCTCACAGTGGTAGAACCGATAGCAATGGTGGGCACAGAGATAATAAGAACAAGAGCGGGCTTGGATATTATCATTATCATTGTGGAGGACATCCTGCTCATCTACACGAAAATGGTGTTTGTCCGTATAAAAGCGGTTCAAGTTCTAACAATTCAAATTCAAGTAAATCAAACACATCATACAAGAATGAGAATATATCGTCATCCAAATCTAAGGCTGAGTGGATCGGAGACAAATATTGGACTGGCGATAGCTTTGCAAGAGGCTGGCAGAAAATAGATGGTTATACTTATTATTTTGACGATTACGGCGATAAGATAGTCGGTTGGGCAAGTGACGAAGAAGATAATACCTATTATTTTGATGCTAAAGGCAGAATGAGTGTCGGTTGGAAAGAAATAGGTAATCATACATATTTCTTTAGTACAAATGGCTATATGCGTACAGGTTTACGTAAAACAGAAGGTAAAACATACTATTTTAACAAAGATGGTGTGATGGTTACTGGAAAAGTTAGATTTGGAGATAATATTCGCTATTTTGGTTCAGATGGGGCTATGAAAAAGGGCTGGGTCAAGATTGGCAATGATACATATTACTTCAAAAACAAAGACGGATATATGGCTACTGGAAAACTTAAAATTGATGATAAGGTTTATGAGTTTGGAGATGATGGTAAGCTTATAGCATAGTTGATTATTTGGTATTGTACTTATATAGTATTATAAATTGGGGTGTAAATATATGATAAATAAAAGGCCTTATAAATTTACTACAAATACAGTATCTATGATATTATCGGTTATAATTGTAGTACTTTCTATGCTTTTTATCCTCTTTTTAAATGTAGAAATAAAGAGCATGGAGAATGAAGCTGTTCCAGCGATCTCAACTAATACTAATGAAGATAATTCATATTCCTTTCAAAATACTCAATATGATATAAATAAAAAGATATGGTTATCATCAATAAAAGAAGTTTTAGTAGTCATATGTTCTATTTTTGGAACAAATCTTATAGTTAGTGTAATTATAGAAAAGAAATCGCAGAATGATTTATATGATGAGTTTATAACAGAAGATTTGTTGCAGAACTTCAAATTTTTAAAAACCATTGATAAAGAAAAACGTAAAACTCTATTGAATTCTCTTGAAAAAATTGATTATATGGGAGAAAACGAAACTTACTCTGAATTAGTTAATAATGTGCGTGAAAAAATAATAAATAGCGATTATAAATATTATTTTGTATCAAGTAATATAGTTATAACTTGTACCATAAAGTCTAGTTATATTGAAAAAAATATCATTAGAACCGTAGAAATTAGATCTTTTGATGATTCGTATACGGATAAAAATTATATAATTACAAAAATAGCTTCAAAAAAAATCGAAGGAATACAAAATATTGAAATAAAGGAGTTGATTATTAACGATGTATCCAAAGATATTACAAAAGATATTGAATATGTTGATACTACATCAGAAGGCACATATAATGTATATTATGATAACATAGATTATACAGTAAGAGCGTATTACCGTTTAAAAGACAATATAACTTTTTATAATAATCGCTCTACAACAATTCGGGTCACTTATGTAACACGAGTTCCTGCAACTGATATAGTTTACTCTTCACGTTTGATTGTACCTTGTAAGAAATTTCGTTTCCGTTTTAAAATTGATGATTCAACTATAAATTACAAAATTAATGCCCAAGCCTTTGGCTTTCAAGAAGATGCAATGAAGAATCCTACTGGAAGCTTAAAAAATGAAGTTACGTATGAAATAAATGATTGGATATTTCCTTCGGATGGAGTGTTTGTAACATTTTACAAATAAAGCATAATAATTATATGCTATTTGTTAAAATAATTATATTGCAAAATTAATTAGAATAATATATAATGGAAGTATAGAAAGGAGGATTGAAATAGAATGTTTGAAGATGAAATCGCTTGAATTCTAATACATTACAATCAAAGTGTATAAGCAAAAAGAAACGACCTCTATAATGATTATTTATTATAGAGGTCGTTTCTTTATATCTTACCACTTATATCCGCAATTCTTGCAGTGCATAGTTTTACCGAGATTACTACTA